GCACATGGAAACCGTGGAAACCGTGGAAACCGTGGAAACCGTGGAAACCGTGGAAACCGTGGAAACCGTGGAAACCGCATTTGGAGATTGTAGGGCCCGCACCGTAGCTATGCGAAGGTGTATGACAAAATCATAAATTGTTGATTGTGTGGGTTTTATGAGTTAAATAGGTTGAAATGAGGACGGGCAATAGAGGTAGGTATATACACATTATGTGTGGCTAAGAGCACGCGCCTATTGCGGACGATAGCAAACGCCGTCCATTGCTCATTGCTCATTGCGGAAAGTACGGATGTCAGGGTATTAAGATAGGCACCAATAGAGCGGCGGCCGTCCGGTTTATGCGCACCTATAGGAGCTTCGCTCTTTTCGCCCCAGAAATAAATCATGCAGTTATGAAGCCGAGTGGTCAAAGGTGCCAAAACGTGGCCCGTATATCGGTAGCGGCTTTCCACGTGCCACGGTGTAGCGGGTGCGGGGCCGCCGAAAGCAGGAGCTTCCATAAACCGGGAATCCGGGAAGGCCGGGGAAACAAGGATAAAATGACTATCATACTTATCCGCAAGCGTGCGCTCTTCACGTGTTGTATCTCCAAGAGTGCCTGTACGGAGATAGGGAATGAGGCGGGTAGGTATGTAAGCAATAGTGGTGTAGTCTCTCATATGTTTAGATTGGTTGCGGGGGAAGGATTTCTTCCCCCCAGTTGGTGATGATTAGTCATTAACGCCGAAGGCCTGTTTAGCCGCCGCACCCATTACGGAAGTATTAAGCTCATACCGGGTAGCTACGATATTATTGCCCTGACGAGTAGTTACATCCACAAAATAGAGATTGCGGGCCTTACGGGCATCTTTATCATTGCGGATATCATGACCCAGATAGTTTTCCAGCAAGTCTTTATCCTCATTCCAACACGCCGCAACCTCAATGTTATCGATGCAGGGCCTAATGGATTCCGGGGGGATAGGTGATGCAAAGACTGTCCGGCTTCCGTGGGTTACAAACATGTGTAAGGTTCCGGCGTTATCTTCAATCACAATGTAGTTCATATTCATAATATATTGTCTTTTCTATTTTGGTTTGTTATTCACCGCCTTATTGGCGGTTGATGTGGCTATTTTATCGGGTATGATGACGTTGTCAACTATTTTATTTAAAAATTTTCGGTATTGTATGACAAAATCATAATTGCCACGGGTTCAACGGGTTACACCGCTTGCACCAATGAGTATCAACCATTATCAAATAAATCGGTTGACAACATTCTGCACCCTTGTAAAATGAGCGCATCAACCCGCTAATGAAGGCAGGTAATCCAATAGAAAGAATAAGTCATGAACAAACCGGAAGAATACGAAATCGCCGCAATCCCTGAATGGGCCCTCATTTATCTGGAATACGGAGATACGGACGGCCTATCACCCGAAGATATTGCGCTTGCTATTAGGTTTAAAGCGGATTACTATTTAGAGGCCCGTTGCGGTGGAGAGCACTACTTTACCCGCTTCCCGGCGTTCGGGCCTCCCGCCACCGTTGAAGATTGGAAAGTCTGGCCCCGTGCCTAAACCCCTGCCGATAGGAAGGCCAAACAATAGAAAGACAATAACTTATGAAGCTGAAAGGAACTATTGAAAACCTGCATATAAGCTATGAACTGCAAGAATCTACTCTTATTATGTGGTCAACGGTAGATGACCGGGTACGTTGGTATACGGGCATGACTACTAAAGATGCCTTGCTGATTTTAGACCTCATGGCCCGGTACGCATGGCCGAACGTTTCCCGGAATTATCCGGGTGTGACTGTTGTACGGGCCTCCGAAAATGGCGTGATGCTCATTTCCCCTGACGGCACACCCCCAGCGAGTCTCCTCAACAATCTGCCCATGCATGAGCGCATTGCATGGATGCCGCTAGGGGTTGATTCCGCTCTCTTTATTGCACCCCGCTATGATGCGGCAAATAATCAATGGGTTAGCGTCATCGATGACCGTTTGCTTTAATTTGTCATACAATACCGAAAATTTTTAAATAAAATAGTTGACAACGTCATCATACCCGATAAAATAGCCACATCAACCGCCAATAAGGCGGTGAATAACAAACCAAAGAAATAGAATATGAAAGAAAGCACTATGTCTGAAATTGCGAAGGAAATATGGGAAACTGCCCACACTCAAAACATTCATCACCTCATTAAAGGCATCAGGGGGAAAAGCTTCCGTACCTGCAATGACTGCATTCTTTATGTACTCACTGATACGCCGGAAACCGTCAAGTTTGTTATACGAGACATTGCGGATTTCTGGGATGCCGATATGACTACTTATGAAGACGGCTTGGAACTGCTTTTTTACTAATATCTAACCTACTAACAATCAATCATGAATACTATTGCCGAACTCAAATCAAACGAAAGGTGGATGCTTAGACATCTTGCTAATCATGTAAAACAAGTAGAACCTTATACCCTGCAACTATCAAAATTTTCCGAAATGGAAGTAGAATATATTGCAACCTTAGCCGAAAAATGCGGCGCAACTCTTACCGTTATTGCAAAAAAGCGGGGGGAATTCAAAAATATCGCCTACCGGGAAATGACAATTGAGGAATACCGTAACAATTTTGATGATTGGAAAGTTTCCCGGGTGCGCATTTCTGACCCGCTTTGCTTAATGCTGGAAGATGCTGGAATGAATGCCGCCTAATTTTTACAAACGTGAAACACATTGATAATAAATAGAAAAGAATAATATGAACACTCGAAACTATATTGAAAAGCTCATGTACCCATATCTGGACGGAACCGCAACTAGCGGGAAAGCACCATTGAGACATACTCAATATGGAAGCTTTCGTTCCATGAAGTTTGACGGGCCGCTTTTATACTCGTATGCTACTTTAATTGCGGCCGTGGATAGAGCAAATAAAATCCTTTATCTTTCTACCCGTAAATACTCCCAGACAACCACCTATCAGCAAAAAAACATTGCCTTAATTGCGGAACAGGAACGCTTCCGGGTTGTCCACGTAAAAAATATTACGGACTACGCACAAGCCATTATCAATCAATAATTTATCCATTTTGTCATACAAAGTAAAAAATAATTTGACAAGGTAGCAAAATCTGCTAGATTAACTTCATTGACCGCTAATAAAGGCGGTAAACAAACCAAGTAGAAAAACTAAATATGAAAACTGCAAAAACAATCGTAATTTTATTTGACTGCCTCAATGCACAAGGTGCCGAAGGGCGTAATGCTAAAAAACGAGTTAAGAGCGCACTCCAACGGGAACATATTTGTTGGAGGCATGGCAAAGCATGGATAATCTATTTGACCGCCTCCGATTCCGTCAAATCCTTGGAAGGTTTGATTGCCCGTGCTCTCGGTGCAGTTTCCCTCCGTTTAGGACTGGTAGTTAACAATAATTTTTACTTTGTGCAAGGTCAATGCCCTGTTGATTTTCACGGCCTCCGAAAACAGTTTGGCGGGTATGTCTATCAAGGGCGCGTCTATTGTGCCGCCCGTCAAATGACCCTTTCCAACCGATTTTTCCCGGGTAGCATTTATCATGTGGGGGAAGGGGAAGAATATCTGGAAGAATGGAGCGCACCCGGATATGATACTAAGGGAAAAAAGGTGGAGCTTTTCATGCGCTTCCGTCAAATAAAAGGGCAAGAAGTAGAGCCGGAAAATCTGAATTGGAGTAAGTACCTTTCCCATGTTAAGTATCTGTGAATAAGAGAGTTGCAACTTTTGTCATGCCCCACTGAAAAATTTTTAAATAAAATAGTTGACAATATCCGCAAATCCCTTAAAATAGCCGTATCAGCCACCCCTAAGGGACTGAACAATAAAACCAAATAGAAAGACAATAGATTATGAATAGATATTGCTACCACGCCGAAAACATGGACATCAGTGAATGGCTAACCGCCGCCCATAAATTGCGCAACCAGATTGACGAAGGGACGCGCGGCGCGGTGGACGTGCAAGAAAAAAGCTGGTATGTCAGGAAGAAAGCGCACTGCCACTTGATAGGCACACCGTCAAACCCGGTTGCGGTTTATGCAATTACAGAAAATCTTGAGTTAGTTACGCTTATCAAGTCACCGCAAAGTATCATTCTCGGGAGCTGGTTAGTATGTGACGCAGTTGCTCATGGTGCAGGGTGGCTGATGTGCCTTGATACGCCACACCTGTCAAAATTATATAAAAATGCAGGTTTTAAGCGTGTTGCAGATATGCGCTGGAACGATGAATATGCCCCGGAAGGGTGGAACTACGAGAAGCACGGCCGCCCGTATCTTAGCTACTATGTCTATAATACTTATCTGGACGCTTCCGCAATAGAAACTTTTGACAGTTGCGGGCGTTATATGTCACCAAGTACGGAGGACGCAGAAGCTAGGGTTATGCGCCTAATTGATTGATATTTAAGGGCATTCAACTTTTGTTATACATTCTTAAATATGAATATCAATAACTGGGAATATCTGGCACGCATTGAACAAGGAAAAGGGGATGCAGTTACCTGTCTGAATTGTGAATGGTCAGGCCTTGTGCCCGTAACTTCGGAAACCTGCCCATGTTGCGGAATGGAAGGGGCCCTTGTATTTACGGATGAAGATGATAATCTACATATTCAGGAAGGCACGATTTACGTACCTGCTGAAAAGTAATTATCACAACAGTAACCAATTACGCCTTTTGTCATACAACCTTGAAATTTGATATAGGGAGTGCTCTCGTAAAAGGCAATCTAACAATGTAACAAATCAATAGAAAGAATAAGAAAATGAAATATACCACTAATAAAGAAACGCTTGCATACATGACTAAAAGTGATGCCGCTATTAAAACTGTGCGGGAAGAAGTTTGGAACCAGTTCAACAATGAGCCGGGAGAAGGTATCAGTAAGGATGATTGGCGGGAACTTGGTGCATCAATCCGTACCTTTTTGGACGATTTGAATGTTACACGGGTAAAACTTTTCAATTATTATTACGCCGCCAATATCTCCATTGACTTCCTCCAACGCTTGATTGATAAGCTCCCCGGTTTTGCGGGTAAAGTCTATAACGTCCGGCTGGACAACGCAATAAAGACTTGCTTTTCAGATACTTTGGACGAAGCACGGAAAAAAGAAACCGTCCGCACAATTAAAGGCTACGTAGATTTTAGTAACTATGATTTGCATTGCCTCCGATTCAATGGCAGTCTAGGGTGGGAAGAACATATCACTTTCCCCTTAGAGTTCAAGATATTAGTTAATCCTGAAACTAATCGCATTGTTAGCGTTGATGACATGCAACCCGTGATTTACAAGCTGAAAGCCGCCATGAAATATCTAGAATCACAGGTTAAAGAAGTTCTAAAATCACTTCACAATATGCAGAAGGAAAGCATCTTGCGAAAGATTGTGCAATCTACAATTAAAGTAAAGCGTGAACTGGTGAAGCAGGATGCCCTTATTGCGTCCATTACGTCACCGAAAACATATCACTACAAGCGCACGGACTACAACGCCGCCCTTCCTAAGTACAACCGCTAATTTCTAACTTATTAACCCTAAGCGATTATTTAAGTATGACAAACATTTCCGCAACTAAACTTGTCAAGAGTATCAAGGATAACACTCTTTCCCTCATTCAATTCCGTGGTGATTTGGATTGCCTTCAACCTGTGAAATATCTGGACAACCCGGAACCGGACGATATCCAGAAAGCTTTCCTGTTCAATGGACTAAGCTATGCAGATTATAATTGGATGTATGACGCGGAAGGGGCGCAACTGCGCCGAAGAAACAGTGTAACATTGGCAACGTCCCTCTTCATGCCCACATACGGAGTTCATGTCACTTTTGGAAAATCTTTAGCCGCCCCTCCCCATGCTAACCTGTTTAACTTTTTGAGCGTGGACGGGTATGACAGAATAAACAATCATTTAAAGCAGGTAGATAAAGCCTGTTCTGGTGCAATGGGCACTTTTTTTCTTTGCTCTCTTCTGATGAAGGGAATGCATGTCACAATGCGGCGCGGTCTATCCTCCATGATATCAAGCGCACGCAGTCCTATCTTATCAATCGCCGGATTGCTTTGACAGTTTCCCGGTACCTTTTAACTGCCTTGCGCCATGATTTGAAGGCATTAGCAGGGTATCGCTTCACACCCTATATTGCTGATTATTTATTTAATCGTGCGTCCGGTGAAATTGAGGCCCTTCGCAATTTGTATGACAAACACGGCATTGATATTTTAGTAGATATGGAGAGATTAGCCGTGCAAGTCTGGGTAGGATGCGAAGACTATTCAACGGACGCGGAATCAATTGAGCTTATCTCTTTTCCTTCAAGTGCCTTCAATATATGCCGCGGTTCCGTCAGCTTCCGGTTGGATGAAGAGATACAAGGGGAGTTAGCTCATGCCTTGGAAAAGCAGGAAACCCGTATTAAAAGTGAGCTTGAAAAGGTGGAAGCGGCGTTGAATAGTGCTAAAAGTGAACGGTACTTGCGAAGCCTTTTGACGGAGTGGTTAAATGCTCACAACCACTATCAGGAGGTGCATCAACGGCTTCATACGCTCATGTCTTCCCGGTCTATGTGCCTTGTCAACTCAGACTCTAACCCAGTGCACCCGGTGCTTGATACTTCCACCTTTAGGCAGGACTAACAAATTAGGCAAGACTAACAAATTAGGCAAGACTAACAAATTAGGTTGACCTAACATATCAAAAGCAAAAAGATAATCAATCTAAATTAACAGTAACCAATATACTAGAACCCTCATAGAACGCTATAAAGCATGAACGCGTTTTTTGTAAATACTGAATGCAAGAGCCGTGAAGAACTTTCTCGTCCTGAATGGATTAGATTAACTACCTATGTAAATAAAATTCAGCCTAACACACTCCTTCTTCATGAGGATGAAGAATCTGTACGTATTGAAAAGCCGGAACTATGGAGCGGTGAAGGCTCGGTATTCATTAAACCATATCGAAGACCTTACGCCGTTGAATTGCAACGCATTTCCCCTACTTCTTTTATCACACGTATTCACAAGCTGAAATGGAACGGGCAGGCTCTTACTATTTTGGAAGTGGCTTCCCTGTCCTTTAAGGATGCCGTGCACTGGGCACGTACCTTCTTGGAGGTTATCACCCAGAATTGGCAGGATGTGGCATTCAGAATTGCAAACGAGATTCTAGCCGTAGATTTTATGGTGGACCAAAGTTTGTCCTATATGAAATTCAGACTACTGAATACTGATGAACCACAAGCCAAGAAATTAAACTCTATCAAGGCCCGCCGCATGGCTGAAAAGTTGTTCCTTCCCTGCATGGTGAAGTTTAGCACAGTGGTTGAAAAGGAAGAAAGTTCAGATGTCACTGAAATTAAGGTGGTTTTCCGTTAATTCTAGAACCCTCATAGAACGCTATGAACACGTTTAAGGACGCGGTTCTTAACACCCGTGCCCAGTATTTGAAGCACATGGGAATTGCAGACAGGTACCACACCCTGTGGGATTTGCTCGAAAAATCTGAGATTGCAATTACCCTTATAGGTTTCCTTCTCTCCACCGCTACGCTTGTTGCAGTCGAAAAGTTTGACCTGGGCTTCTATGTATGGTGCGCTCTTGTTCTGACTTGGTTCCTTCCCCCCTTCCTGATTGAGATTGCAATTAACATGTGCAGAACGCGCATGCATAAGCATCTCAACCAGGCCGCAGTGCTGGCTCGCTGGATGAAGGACTTCGGAATTAACCCTCCTATCCTCTAACTAGAATCTTCATATAACCCTACTAATCAATAAGATAATGAAATCAATCGCACTTGCCCAGCAGATTTGGCTTCTTGCTGACTACGTGAAGAAGAACCCGAAGGTTTACGAAGGACTTCCGAAAGGTCTTCTGTTTATGGTAGATGAGCCGACCCAGATAGTTATTCCCCGGAAGCCAGTGACCCCGAACGTCATTGAACTGGAAGGCTTCGGGCTTGGTCCCGCCTGGTGGCAGAAAAAGCAAGTAACCCTGACGGCCACATATCACAACGACCACGACCGGAGATGTGTTCAGATTATGCGGTTGGAGAACCCGGTAATTAAGCGAGGGCAAGAACACTACTATGCGACCCTCTTCTACACGCCCTATCAAATGGGCTTCAATGCGGTACGCTACTCTACGAACCTCTTTTCGGCTCTGTTCAAGGCGCGTCCGGCTCTGACCCGTGAGGTTAAATACAGGCCCGCGGGCGTTGAACCCTATGGGGAAACCTTGGTAGATTTTAATGTGGACGCTTTAGCTATCTGTCTCGACCCAGCACACCCGCTGGATATAGAGAGTCTCATCCTTGGTGGTTCTCTTCAGGATAACATCCGCGCCTGACTAGAACCCTCATATAACGCTACTGATAAGTTCTATGCAAATTCTGTTATATCCTGCTATCGCTTTTTCCTTCTTCCTCGTTTTTTGCGTCGTCCTCATCTGTTATGACGCTTATTGCCAGTACAAGGAAGTGGAAAACGCTTTGACGACGAAAGAAACCATAAAACCAACCAGATACAATGACCATTAACATACTTCTCGACCAGTTAAGACATCCAGTAGTCGGAGACCACGTTCTCTTTGATAGGATAACCCCCGGAGTGGTTCTTGAACAGGACAGGAACTACCTGGTTAAACTGTTGAAGGACTCGAACCCGCCTCCTGTTCTGGCTAAGTCAGAGGACATTACACCTATGTTTTATTATCCAGACCGCAACATGCATGTGGGGGATGTAGTTCGATACATTGGATATTGTCCGTTGGATTCGCACCCATGTAGGGACTACGTTGTAATTTCATCCTTTATCGCAGACACCCTCCAGTACCGCTGTAAAAATATTGAATCGGGGAAGGAGCAGATATTCTGTAGGGATGTTTTAGCTCTGCTCTCCCAGGTTGAGAACCAGCTGGAGATTGAAGCCGCTTCGGGAGCATCTATCCCACGGTTTTCCATCTGTAATGCAGTTCCCTGCGTTCCTAAAATGTTCGATGATTTTCATTGACATCCACGGAACCCACGGTATCATTTAAACCCATTAACCAACTTACACGAATGAACGAATCTATTAAAGAAATTAAGCTCGACGCGGTTGAAGAAGCAGTGGCCGCCCTGTTAAAGGAACCGGAATCCATTAAGCTCAAAGAGGAAATGGAGCTGGCCTGGGAATCCATTCCTACGTTTGGACTGGCACCTGATGCATCCGCGGAAGCCGTGGCTGAAAAGGCTACGGAGATTGGAGAGCACGCGGCTTCTATTTTCCCGGGTGTGGAGCTTCCCCCTGCACAGGGAGTGGAGTTCATGCTGGAGAAGGCCATTGAACTGGTGACCAATCTCCGGGATTCTATCATGTTCACGCAGGAGATTGAGAATGCAGGACAAGCCTGCGCTATGTACACTGATACGAACACGATGGTTCGCGCTATTATTATGGTCCTGGCGGTGCACATGTTCATTTCCTACGCCACATTGAATAAGCCCGGCCTTGTCGGAGAAGGTGAAGGAAAGATTAACGCGTTCAGGTATTTCACTGTATTGTCCAACGTCGTAAGCATGAAGCTGTTGAAGCTTTCCAAGTATTCCTTTATCAGTAAAGAAGTTCTGCAACAACAAGTAGAAGATGCCAAGTCTAAAATCGTCCTCGCTTAACACCTCCCTTGTATGTCCTGTTTGCGGAAGCCCATATCAGGTTACTGATGGTTCTGACCCACAAATAGTATGTGCTACCTGCGGGTATGTTCTCCTGTTTTTCTACGAGCTGGAGAGGATGCGCCCTTACCTTAAACCTCTGCCGGACAATGTACGCTTTCAGGTAAAGAACAATCGGAAAAGAATTAAGAAACAGCTTAAACTCAAACGAAGAAGACAACGAAAATATATGAAGCATTTAACCCATAAGATTCTCACACTGGTTCTTGCTCTCATGGCAGGTCTGATTGCCGTGGCATGCCTCTCATCCTGCGGCCCTCCTGAACGTCCTGCAAAAATGGACGATGTTTATACTCATTGTCTCATCTTTGTCGGCGGCACCTGCATCAAAGGGTTCGATAACCTCAAGGTCTCTGACTGGGACCTGACGTACGATGGCGGAGGAACTAATGTGTCCGTGATAGAACGGGATAAGCAGGGTCGTGCAATCAAATATCACAACTGGCATGGACATAATGTCTCTGTTATGACCACTTGGTAACTATGAAAGATGAAGCTTCGATTAGGGAATACCTCCGAAAGCATATTCCCATGTGGTATAAGGCGGCCAGTAAGAAAGGAATCCCCATGTATATGGACGGCTATATCGGACTGGCGTTCTACAACACAGGCATCCGGGGTATTAAATCCATCGTACGGGAGGAAGTCCAGAAGGCCGTGGAACGGATGGACATACCACGTCCCGGCATTATTTTAAGAAACCCTTAAAACTTGAATTAACATGAGACCTCAAGACTACAGTACACCGGAACTTGAAAAGCAGATTGAATTCCTGAACCAGAAATATTATGGAGAAGGGTTATCCGTTGTCCCCGATTGTGAGTACGACGCGCTGACCGCAGAATTGCGAAGCCGTAACCCGGATTCCCCGCTTCTCTGTTCCCTCGGTGACGACGCACAGCAGGGAGCGAAGACCGTTGTCCATACCCGCCGCATTCTCTCCCTTGATAAGATTCATGAAGGGGAGGATGGAAAAGGGGTGGCTCAGCTTAACAGTTGGATAAATGGACGCAAGGTGTACATCGAGCCCAAATACGACGGGCTAACTCTCGTTCTCTACTACGAAAACGGTTTGCTTGTCCGCGGAGTCACTCGCGGCAACGGAACCCGTGGAGAAATTGTTCCCATGTCCCGGCTTAAATCCTTCCTTCCTGATACGGCATTTACGTTGGACTCCCCCTTCTCCGGTACTATCCGGGGTGAAGTGGTGGTAGCTGTGGAGAATGAAGCGAAAGCTCTGGCTTTGGGCTACTCTAATCTTCGCGCTTGCGCGGTGGGACAGCTCAGGAACAGTCGTCTTAATACGGATGACCTCCTTATCCGTTTCATGCCCTTCGACATGGATGCCCCCGTATCTCGTGTTTACGCGGATGTCTATATGGAACGCCAGTTCGGCGTAGTTCCTCCTCGACGCATATGGAATCCCCTGACTGATGGGGAAATTACCCAGGATTTTCTGGAGGCTCTTCAAAAGGGACTTCAGTATGATACGGAATATCCTACGGACGGCTTTGTCCTTAAACTGATTTCGTTGCAGGATATTGAAGAGGCCGGAGAACCTACGGCCCATCACCCGAAGGATGCTATCGCATTTAAGTTCAACCCAAAAGGGAAAGAAACAATCATTCGGAACATTACATGGCAGGTAGGGAGAACCGGGGTTCTTACCCCTGTGGCAGAGTTCGATGCCATTTACCTGGATGGTTCTATCGTGACCCGTGCTACCCTCTCCAACTACTCCAATGCCCGCTACTACAATGTGGGTGATGTAGTGGAGGTTGTGAAAGCAGGGGAAATCATTCCCTTCATCCGCAAGATTGTCCTTCAAAGGTATCAGGACACGCAACCCCCGGAAGCCTGTCCAGAATGTGGCTACAATCTCACGATACAGAAGGGGAAGGATGCTGACAATCTTGTATGTTCCAACCCCATGTGCCGTGGCAAGATGGTAGCCAACCTCGTTTACGCCTGCGGAAAGAATGCCCTTGATATTGACGGCATGGGGCCCGCGGTTGCCCGTGCCCTCGTAACCAAGTTTGAAGAGTTCGTGGATGGTTCCGTTGACCTGTGCGCAGAGATACCCTTGGAGGCCCAGTACCCATGGCTCCCTCTGATGCTTGGAGATTATGATGACATGATTACACAGATACCGGGGACTAAAAGGTTGAAGGAATGTCTTGACAAGCGGAGAAAGGACGCTAAACTGGAGCAATGGATTGCGGCAATGGGTATTCCTCATATAGGTAAAACCAGAGCCGTAAACCTGTCCTGGAGATATTCTACTTTGTCCGCTTTCTTTACCCTCTTCCCCGACGATTTGAAGCGGGGAAACATTGAAGGTTTCGGAAGTGCAATGACGGAGGAAATCCTGAACTGGATTGAACAGCACCCTGCATGGAATGATATGTACTACGCAGTTCTGCGTGAAGATATTGTCGATGTTAAGGGCAACCTTCCAGAGAACCAGACCTTGAAAGGTATTAACTTCGTTATCACGGGAACGCTGAACCAGCCCCGCTCTGTGTATGCCATGCTGGTAAAACGAATGGGCGGCAGTGTTAAGGAGAATATATCCAGAAAGACCAGCTATCTGGTTGTCGGAGACTCGCCTGGAGAACACAAGCAAAAAGTTGCGGCACTCCATAAAGTCCCGGTGATTAGTGAAAAAGAATTCCTAAACATGCTCAAACAAAATGAAAAAGATTCCTGACGAATACATCCGCAAACCCTTCACATGTACCCTGATAAGGAGGGAAAAACACGTAGCCCTTTATTCACAGACCCACCCTGAAGGGAAGACTAAGAGGTACGAAGTTGCAGTTGTCCGAACCAGAACAAAAGACAATGACTTTACTGGTACTAAAGCTGGGGATGAATATTTGCCAAGCCCTGAAGAATGGGGAACTTATGGTTGGACTTACACCTGCATTGAAGATGCTGAGGAAAGAGTTAAAGAACTCTTATCTAGAACAGCATTGAGAAGGATGGAAAATGAATTAAAGAACTCTTAAACACAGACAACAATGGACATCGAATGGATTGACCAGCAGGTAAGACTCCCCCTTAGCAAGGGGACTGTTTTTGAGGCCATATCTATGGCAGAAGAAGCCGGACGCACCTGTTACAAAAGCGAACCTAAAGGAGACCCGGTAGCTTTTCTTTCTAAAATTCTCTGTAGGGGACATGAAAGCGTGCTGGAGCATATCAATATCTCTGCCGTTTTAACTACGGACAGGAGTGTAACTCACCAGCTGGTTCGCCACCGCCACTGCGCCTTCTCTATGGAGTCTCAGAGGTATGTGAACTACATCAAGAAGGGAATCATTCAACTAGTTAAGCCTCAGTTTTTTGGGGACCCTTCAACACCCCCCACAGTTGTCAGGCTGTTCAAAGGCAAGTGCTTATCTCTGGTGTGTACCTATGAGGAGCTGATTGATGAGGATGGACTGCCGCCCGAAGAAGCTCGCGGCATTCTGCCTAACTGCACAGCCACAACCATTGCCATGACTGCTAACCTCCGGGAGTGGAGGCATATCTTCCGTATGCGTCTGGATGGCGCGGCTCAGCCTCAGATACGGAGTCTCTTTCTTACATTGAAGGAGGCCATGAGTTCCAAGTATGGTTTAAGCTGGGCATTCGAGGATATCCCTTGCTGTGCGAATCGCATCCATAACTCGGCTATATATCTGGACTAATGCCTCGCTTATACTATGGGCCCGGCCGCTATCAGCTGTTCAATAATACCCCGGATTCCTATCGGCGAATTAAAGAGACATACCACGCCTGGGGTGTGCGCCTGGGGAGAGACCAGCATGAAGCCCGTAGACGCATTATAACAAATTTATATCCTAAACATGACAAGTGGGTAGATACGGACCTATCCAGTGCTAAGCCCTTGACCAGCAGTCAATTAAACTACGGCGCAATTCTCGCCAGTGATAGACCGAAGGCATCCAAAGGCCCCTACTACGGTAAGGACTCGGAGTGTACTATAATGTGGAGTGCATACGACAACTCCTTTTCGGTCGGTTATTCTCTTAATGGTGTTCAGCACCATATTTCCATGGCAGTGGCACTGCTGGGAGATGCCGTTAAAGCTAAAGAAATTGTAGGAAAAACAAATAGAATGGTGAGGTATCTGCTACAAAGATACGCTAGAAAATATACCCTAGTCGCAGTCCCTGCGGATTTCATTCTAAACATCCAACACTTTGCTCAAAAATATCAACAACGTTTAATCTATAAAGCTCTTATAAATCAATGCAAGAACACGAAGTAATCAATGCGGTAGTGGCAAGCCGGGTAAAAACCCAGGCTTTTGCAGACATCCCTGAAGAGGGTCCTATTGCCCATGATGCAGTTAATCACCCCTCCCATTATACATCACACCCCAGCGGAATTGAAGCTATCCAGATTACGGGTAAGCTTCCCTTTGCCCTCGGCAACGCTGTGAAATATTTGATGCGTTCACGGTACAAGAAGAACCGCATTGAAGACCTCAAGAAGGCGAAGTGGTACCTTGAATATCACGCCAAAAACTGGGCTAAAGTATTCGAGACTTATGAGCTTCACCTAATCTTGAAACAGTTTCAACGCACGGTGATGGCTAAAAGCTATAAAGAAAGTGAAGAGGACCGGATTCTTGTACGACTTTTCAACATCTGGACACATGACAGGTTAGCGGATGTTAATCCAGCTTCTGAATTGCAAGCCTGCATAGGGGCCCTTACTCAACTTGTTGCTCGCCTTGAATCTAAATAAGCACACGGCCTCCGTAGGAATTAACCTACGGAGGCCGATGCTAAGAACCCAAACACAACTTACAGTCCAAACAGAATGTATATCGTTGCAAGGATTTTATACCATTATACCATTCAAGCTGTCAATCTTTATTTGACGGTATAGTTTTTATCCTTATGATTTTTTTTGAGCTGTTCTAAATGAGCGACCCCTGATTCCCAGTTGCGCTTGAGGCACTGGACCACTCGTTCGTATTCTTGAATAGCTGACAGGTTGGCCTCGTCCGCACAGCTAAATACATCAAGATTCAAGGTGCCGCATTCCTGCACTCTGAAATGATGATTGGTGAATGTTACTTCAACAGTTTTGCGGGACATATTGTAGGAGATACCATCCACTTCAACGCCCAGAATGATAGGGACTCCAGCCTGTGAAGATTTGATATACGCGGTGCTTCCTTTATACAGGGGTATGTTTTTAAGTTCTTCAGGTTCGAAGGTGGTTTTTATTTTGGATTCGCTGTGGTTAATGTAGGTGCAGGAGTAAGGTTCTAACTCATGGGGTTCGTAAAAATCGTAGTCTGCCTCATCAATGTACCTGACTCGGATAGGTAATGTTCCGGTTCCATCATCTTCCTTGATAATACCTACAGCAGATTTGTGCTTGCCACAAATAACCCGGACCGTTGTTCCTACTTTGCATTCTTCTCTCTTCATTGTATTAGTTTCTTTTCAGTTCGTTGCTCTTTCATAGCAACGCCAGTATGACTGTTGTTTTATTATTGTCAAGAATTTTTCTTCCAACAGTCAGAATCTATATCAAAGTGGGCCTTCACCGTTAAATCGCAACCACACAAGGTGCAGTATAAGGGAGGCCCCCCACCTGAGAGGTCCACAAGATTTTGTGTTTTCTCTTTTAAGAATTTTCTTCCAGCTCCTTCGGCACCACAGGTAGCGCATCCTACCTTTTCCAACCCTGGAGGAGGCACGTCCGTAGCACGAGGACAGCTCCTGCAAATATCATAACGTCTTTGGGCTTCTTCACTGCTTACGAACCTGTGCCCTTGTCTATACCACAGTACCATAGTAGCAAAGAAGGACAGGACTTTGCGTGCAGACATGGGTTCATATTCCCGCCACTCAATACCTTTATCTCCGCACGTCTGGCAATACTCCGGGGGAAGATAGGAGCATAGTTCAGATTCAAAAGACTCGTTTCGGAAGGGCTCCCCATTGTTGATGAAGAGGCGAGTTACATTTTTTCTGAGCTGTTCCAGTGTAGGTCCTTCAACCTTAACGCCTTTCAATCGAACACTCATAGATTCGGGAACGATAAATTTCCAGCCCCCTGGTGGGGTGGCTCTGACATGGTTGGGTACTATACGAAAAGAGGGCATGGGAGATTGTACCACCCATGCCCTCTGTAAGTCAAGGATTTAATGTAACCTACTGTTGAAGAGCTCCATCAATTTCCTTCTGGCTCAAGGCCCTGTCATTGACATCAGCGGAACCGCTCCCAGCCACCTGGATGATGAGGTCAATCTGCTTTTGAATCAGTTCGTGACCACGTTCTGTTGTGCTTGCCTTCCTATCCTCCAGTTGGAGACGAGCAATAGCTTCCTTAGCGGCTTCCTTGCTAATCAGTTCAGGGAGAATGCCGCTCATGGCCGCCTTAAACCTGTTGGCACTCATGCCAGAACGTTCAATAGCGGATGCGAGGACAGCATCTTTTATACTCTCCGGCAGGGTTTGGCTCAACCCATAGACGAAGCGGACTCCATTCACCACGTTGGTATAGTTGTTGAGGATAGCCTCGGATTCCTCGGCAACCACGGCATCCACGTCAGCCCCGGACTCCATTCGCTTATAGTAGTTCGGCTTGAGAATCGTCATACGCTTGGCTCGGTTGAGCGAAGCTTGGGAATTCTTCAACCCTTGAGCGAGGGTTTCCGTCAGGTCCTTCGGCCTGCGCATCCCTGCACCTAATGTTTGTGTCAGGAAAGCTCCCCCGCTAAGGTCTGGCGTATCACCACCGACACCACGGGCAGATTTAATCATCCAGCTATAGAACGGAACTTTGTTGTTTAATGTAGTTGCCAGACGTTCAGCCCAATCCCACGTATGGCCGCCCCCCACTAACGGGTCGAAGCCCGCAAGAACGGTCAAGGCGTTGAGGACCCCCGGTATGAAGGCCACATTCTCATTGCCCGTAGTTGCATATTGATAATGGAATCCTTCTTTGTCGAACAGTTCAAGCGCAGTAGCCAGGAACATGGACGGGGCTAACACAGTGTTTTCCAACAGGTTATGAAGTTCCGCGGCAGGTCTGCTAGACCACCTGTCCTCATCATAGTTGACTGCCAGTTTGAAGAGCGTGCCAAAGGCTTTGACCACATTCTTGTAGGGGTTCCCATAGTCAAGATTAAAGTAGGTAAACTCATTCTTTTCCTTATCAATTATGGCGAGCAAGTCACCGTATTTGTCATATTCCGGGAAGAGCCCGGCTTCTGCCATTTTGCGGAGAACCCTTTCATTGAGGATGAATTGCATCTTGTCCTCATCATCCCCCATAGAGGCACGCAATGCTGTAAAGAGAATCCAGCGGGAGAGCATGGGCATGGCGGTCAAAGCCGCCGCGGAACCTATGAATCGGCCAAGCCCACGGGTTACGAGGTAGGCACCATCCTTGCTCATGCCATTTTTTATAGCCCATACGCCATCACTAATCTCTTCCATGCCGTAACCCACGTTATACATGGTGGACTGGAAGGTATGGTACTGGAACATGAAGTAGGGCGCAACATACTGCCCCATGTACTTCACCCACTTCGGGGTGCGCGTACCTGTCGGAAGCAGGGTTTTCACCTTGGAAGCCGCATGCCTATCAACATACGCATTCCATGCCACTTCTCCATTAGCGGCGGCACGGACAAGGGCCTTCTGCCTTGCATTGAGTTCTTCTCCAGCGGTCGCTCTCATGGTCGCCCGCTCCAGCTGGATTTCCAACTGCTTGCGGCTGAGTGCCTGCTGATTACCGAACAATGCAATCTTAGCCGCGGCATCCGGCATTCCGTAAGCAAAGGCGGCTAATTTCACAGGAAATGCAACACCGTGCCCTGTCTTCTTGGCCACGTCCTTGATAGTGGTCTTGGTTCTCTTGTTCTCCAACGCTTCGGCAAAGGCATAGAAGGAATCCTCGGAATCCGTGGATTCCAGTTCTCCCTGTATAGCCGCGAACTCTTCGGACTTCCAAATATTCCGAAGGAATTCACCTTGCCCCGCATCAAGAAGACCAATTTCCTGCCAGTAGCGAATCTTCTCATTGTACTTATCCTCTGCCTGTAGGAGCTTCTGAGCAGAAGACTCCGCACCAATGCCGCCTTCCTGTGACTTGAGGTAAAGCTGGTGCATTTGGCCCCACTCCTTCACGAGGGAACCTATGTCCTTGAGTCCCTTTATCGGGAACGCACCAGCATGGAGCATCTGAGCCGCCGTACCATAAGCGTTACGGAAGGTGGAACTGGGGCTGGCAATAAGAGTGGCCATGTTGGTATAGCCGCCCAGCGTTGCGAAGCTGTGGCTCCCGGTCGTGCTTTTCCAGTACTTGCGGACATCCTCATACGTGCTTGTCTTGGAGTCCATGATTTCGTCGGAAGGCATGTAGATTTTATAAATGGCACGAGCCACATCCGGCATGGTGTAGAGTCCGTTTAGGGAATTACGTTTGTTCTTCAACGTAATTTCTACCATGTCAGGGGTACGGTCCGTACTATCCTCTGCGACTACAATCCCTTGGTCCTTAAGCACTGTTGCATATTCATCTGACAGAACCTGATTCACCGCCAGTTTTGATTGGAGGGAAATAGTGTTCTGCAATACGCCAATGGCTTCACCAATGGTAGTATCGTGGAGTTCGTGCATGGCCTTGCGCTTCCATTTCGGTTCACGTTTCCGCATGGCCGTTACGTCTTCCCGGGTACGCTTCTTGGAAAGCACTTCGTCAATGGCTTCCTTGGCTTGGGACATGGCGAGTTCCGCGAGCTGAGGATATTCCAAAAGCTTAATGTCCTGTGCGTTAATGACATTCCCCAGTCCATCGAGGTTCATTTGGATTTCTGCCTGCTTACGGAGGAGGTCCACAACATCGTTCAGCTTCTCTTCAATATCCAGGTGCGGGGTATTCCAGATTTGGTTGATGGCATTGACCGGAACCATGGGGAGTATTTCGTTTATCTGGTGGGCTAAAGCATCTCCTGAATTGAAAGAACCCAGCTTGTCCAGAAGCGTATCGCCCCGCACATCTTGTAGAAGGGACTCAAGGTATTTGTCCTGAGCTTCCGTGCGAAGCCTGCGCTTCACTTTGTCCAGACGTTTGGCGGTGTATCGGTCGCTCTGCGCAATCATGGACATGGCCTTATCGTAGATGCTGGACATGTTTACTCCATTCTTGAGGTCAGAAGCCAACTGAATTTCCCCATAGTTGTCGTGGATGAAGTCAAGAATATTGCGACTGCGGAAGTTCTTGGCGACACCATTGAACAGGAGTGCGTTGTTCTCGTTAGCCATGTCCCCTGCGGGCACTATCTCAAGGTTCAGTTCATCGTGCAGAGTTGCAAGTGCCTGCATATTGTCCAGCACTGTGCTTACGGTTTCGGCCATCTCCCTCTGATGAGCTTCGGCATGAGCTGTCGCGGCTTCATTCAACAGAGCAGTAAGCCCCTTAAACGCCTGAGCCGTTTCGCCGTTAGGATTAGCGATGATTTCCCGCATTGTCTTTGTATAGTCTCCACCGTGTTTGCCCACAGCTAGATAGGTACGGTGCAGGTAGTCCATGCGTTTAGCATTGTCTTTCATCTTGCTGTCCCCTGTAATGCGGGCGATTGCCATTTGCGTCACTGCGATTTCCTTGCGGGCATCGACGACTGCATTGTAGATGAGGTTTCCGATTACGCCCTGCTCCTTTAGGTATTTTTCACCAGCTTCGCGGCGGGCCATGAATTCAGCCTGCTTCTTTCTTCGGGCTTCCAGCAGAGCGGCATCACGCTTCTTCCAAACGATGCCGGATTCAACGACCGTACCGTCTGCCTTAATGCCCGTGTGGCGCGTGGCTTGCGCGTATTCCGCGTTAGCCTCTTTAATCCATTCACGAGCTTGAGCCTTAGCCTCCTTAATGTCACGAAGCATGTTGGCCATTTCAACGTTCTTGGACAACTCATCACGCAGGTAGTCAGAGCGCAGATTATCCCAGCCTTCCTGCAATTCCTCCTGCGTAAACGGAGATTCCACCCCATTCACCTGGTCCAGAATGTAGCTCTTGGTGTTCCGTGCCAGTGCATAGTAGCGGGATGCGAGAGCCTTGTTCCCCAGGTCACGAACCCGTGAACCCAGGGAATTTATGGATTCCGTGAGCCTTTGGTCCATGGCAGGAGCCATTGTTTCGGCATTGACCGTGGCAGAATATCCTTCCCGGCCAACTTCATTAAGGAGGCGAACCATTTCATTGATGGAGGTCCGGCCCTCACTGGTGCTGGCCATGAGATTGGCGGCGCGAATCAGTTCAGCGTTCTGGTTTACAACTCTCTGAACATGTTGCTTTGCCGCATTGATACGATAGTCCCGGGTTTCCTTGAGCTGAGCAATCTCCGCATTCGTTTCACGGTTAATACGTTCTACGGTTTCCGGGTCAATATCATTGTCCAGATTGCCCGCTGTATCGAGGATGGCCGAAGCAAGTTTCTGTCCGGCTTCCGTGGTAAGTTTGTTCTTCTGGATGTATTTGTCCGCAAGTTTCTTCACCTTGCCCAGACGTTCATTGACACGCTCATACGATGCGCTCAGGTTGACCATCTGTTCCTGCAAGATGAGACGCTGTTCCGGGGTGGGCACGTTGATACCTTCCTGTCCCCAGCGGGTCATGCGCCATCCGTTGCGGAACATGGTTGCCCAGTTGCCAGAGGAAGAACCTACAATTTCTGCGGCTACGCCGAAGCTCATGCGCTGGGAGAGGTCGCTCTCGTAGGCCATGGGGTTGAAATAGTTTTCACCCAGCTTATTCCCGGTGTAGTCCGTCACATTAACTGCATAGGTTTCCGGGCGGTCAAGGCTATACCAGGCACCTTCTGGGGCTACGTCAGCTACGCGTTGGACATAAGCGTTCCATTCCGCTTCGTCAAGGATGGGCGCATCTTGCATTTCATTGTGAACCTCATGGAAGAGGTCGCGCAACCAGTCGATGATGCGGTTGTGAATCGGCTTGCGCTTGCCCGCCGTTTCCGCATACCGGGTAAGCATGTCCATATCTGCATTCTTCCCGGTAAAGCCCATCACCAGAGAATTGATGACCGGGTTGGAGAAGACCACAGAGGCAAACTCGTCAGCTCCCTTAATTCCGTAGGCCAGGTCGTTCATGACAGCCGCGATGGCGTTCATCTCGTTGGGGTCAAGGCTATTGTCATAAGCTTCCCGCAGAACTGCATGGATGTCGTTGAAGCGAGCCGCCACGGCTGAGCGAAGTTTGCTCATTTCCCGACTATACTCTGCGTTGTTCTTCCGCAAGTGTCGGTCCAGCAGGTGAATGGCTTCATGGATGAGTGTGCCCGTAGTGCCTTCCACTGCGTTCTCCCTGTTGGTGAAGAGGTCGATAACTCCACCCGACAGTTCTCCATCCGAACCTAGGTTGTAGGTAATCATGGCGGGGGAGAAGTTGCCGTCAACCGCTGTGCTCATACGAACCGCGAGGTCCAGGCCTGCGGCATTGAGAGCCCGGGTCAATCCTTCAATGGCTTTCCGTTGCGCTTGTGTAGCGTTGACGCTCAACCTGTTCAGGAGATTGATTCCGTTGACTCCGGTCCCATCCGTGGGCAGGTCAAGGCTCATGATGGCATTCCCCCATTTGGTAGTAGGAGCCTCTTCCGCTTTGGGGTTGGCACTTGGCGCATACATACTGGCGTTCGGAGTCATGACAATACTCTCCCCGGTGTTCGTGGTAACCACGGGACCCGTGGGGCTGGTCATACTATTGAGCACTACCAGTTTTTCCGCACGCTGTTCAAGGGAACCCTGGGTTAGCCATGCCCCGGTGTTGGGGTCAAACGTAGCCGTCCCTGCGGCCAAGGCATCCACGGTTTCCTCGGCGGCCTCTCTCCCCGTACCATTGTCGAGGAATTCCTGTACAGGAGCCACAATCTTATTGGCTTCCTCTTTAGCTACAGGAACCGTAGGTTCCGTGGTTGCCGTGGGTTCAACGGTTTCCACGGTTTCCGTGGGTTCATTGGTTAGTGCGTTAATGACGATGGAAGCCTCATCAAGGCTTTCATCCCCAGTACCCTGAAGGTCAAGATTGTCATCAAGAGGAACGTTGGCTTCGCGGCTCTTCATTGCGTCGAATGCTTCGGTCAACATGGAGCGCATGACACCAACGTTTGTATCATTGGCATAGGCCATCGTATTGGGCAGGTCGCGAATAACTTCCGCAAGGTATTCAGCCGCGGCGACTTCACCTTCATACTGATACCTGTCGGAGGCTTCCTGCACGTAATTGCGGAAAGACTGGAAGTTGGTCATGCCCAGAGCGGGAGCCATGGAAATCCATTGTGCCTTTTGTTCATTCGACAGGTGGAGTTCTTCATTAGCTACGGTTTTGTTTACCCATTCCGTAGCAACCAGTTCTACGTCCCCCCTGTCCCCCGCTACTTCAATAGTCTTCCGGCCCGATTCAAGCAAGGGTGCCGTGGGTCCCGTGGGGTCCACGGATTCCAGGGCTTTGCCCGTACTTTCCACCAGCTGGCTGGCTTCTTTAAATACCATGGTTGCCGTGGGCATGGCCGGTAGCTGGAACTGGGCCGGGGTCTCCCCTGCAATTCGCGCTCCATAAATACCACCAAGCGCACCAAGGAAAGCAATCTTTGCCCCTGCTTCAACGACTCCTTCGAAGGTTCCGATAGACTGTTCAGAAATTTCTCCGTTCTTGGCCAGTTCAGTCACAGCCCATTCCTGGAATTCGTCAGCCAATTCTTCAGTGGCTCCTTCAGCGGAAACCTTGGAGCAACTATAAAGGTAAGAAGCTACCGCTTTAGTGCGTTCTAGGTTGGTCATGTCCGTCCAGTTCTTCCTGCGCCAATGGGAAAGACGTTCATCCACACGGTTGAACCAGTTTTCCCTGCGGAGGTTTTTGGCCCCCACTACTTTACGCATGAAGGATTCCATACCTGCGCGGTTGTTAATCAGGATGGACATGCCGCCCGCAATTCCTGAACCCATTAAAGCTCTGATGTTGGCTTTGGCTTGAGCCGCTTCGAGGTTCTCTGCGGTGGGTTCCTTACCTTCCATCTCCCGGTCATAGACCGCGTAAAAAATTTCGGAGTATGCCTGGGGCACTACCTGATTGGCAATGACAGTATTAACCCCGGCACCCGCACCCGCACGCTGTAGGTTTATATTGGCGGCCCGGTTCATGACTCGTTGGATGCCTCCGCTTACACTGCTCGCCAGACCCGGACGTGCGGCGGGCACGAGGGCTTCGGTTCTACGGGCTATCACTTTGGCACTTGCCTTGATAAGACCATTCATTGCTGTGCGTTCCAGAGCGCGGCCTGCAAGACTGCCGACCGAACCACCGACATGGGTCGCTACCATTTGATATCCTAGGTTGACAATCTCCGCAGACATGTCAGCCATGAGATTCCCCTTGACCAGTTCACCTTCTGCCTGCTGTTTTTCATTCAGCGTGTTCCACATGGTGCGGACTTTCTCCCGGCCAGTGTCACTGCCTATAAGGTTGGAGGCGAAAAGAAGGGAGCCCGCAACAGCACCCGTCCCAATGTCAGCAAATTTGTGTGTGCCGATTTGAAGGCCGCGCAGGATGGAGTTAATAGCACCCTGTCCTTCCTTCTGCCATGCGGCAAGAATCTGCTCATCACTCTGGCCATTCTCCTTGCCACTGTTATAGAACTCCTTGAAGGACAGCATCTTATCCAGACGGTCCATGACCCAGCCACCAGCAAATCCGGCACCAGTTCCCATCCAGGTGTCTCGAAGAGCTCCCAGAGTTTCTTCCAGTTCCATGTTCTGCTTGACCATTTCGCTTGCGGATTTGGTGCGGGCCTTCTTCCACTGCTCAATCGTTTTCTCAATCAGCTCCGGGTCTGCTCCTGACTCCTGCAACTGGTTGACGCTACGATTGAATAGGTCGTCATCATACAGGGCGTTGGGGTTGTATTGGAGTGTGGCGTTTGTATCAACCTCTTTCGTGTGAGGGTTGTATGCAAACAGCGTACCTCTGCCAATGTTGAGGTCCCCCTGACGCGCCGCATGACTGAGGGAATTGAGCGCGTCTTTCGTGCTCTTAATCCCGTAGTTCTTCATGTAGTCGCGGAGTTGTTCGGTGCTGACCTCAAAGGTAGGACCGCCAACCACGCCATATTCCCAACCACGCGCACCCTGCCGCCATTCCATAGTACTCAGAGGGTCGCTGGTTTTACCTACCAGACTTCCCAGGTGGAAGGTAAGAACGTCAGCGACTTGACCAGCCACGCTCCTGTATTGGCTCATGGCCCCGGCAACCGCGTCATCAAGACTGCCACGTTTCTTCAGGCCGTTGGTCTGGGCATTCAGGAGTTCCGTAGTTCCCAGCGTGCGAATCAGGTCACGGCTCAATCCTGGATTGCGCTTCTCCAGTTCGGCATACAGCGTGTCGGCATAATCGCGGCGGTAATCCGATTCAATGGTGCGGCCCAGCTCATGGCTCTTTTTGTCAGCCACGGCCCGCATCTCGTCAAGGTCAACCATGGGGGCCAACCGTTTCACGGCGGCCTCGGCGACCTTGGCTTCGTTCATCAAAGCATCCCGGAGGGCTACGGAGTTGATGCCCTCATACTCGTCCTCCATCTGCTTAACTAGATTGTCAATCGTCTTCGCGGCAGTGACGGCCCGCTTCCCGGCCTCAGCGGCACGGGCATCCGCGGCTACCGTGGATGCCGTGTCGGCTACGTATTTACCGTAGTCACGGACGAGACGGAACATAGTGCTGGGAGACTTGGACAGGTTGGCGAGCTCAGCAAAAACATTCCCAACGAATGAAGGTGCCGTGTCAAAGGATTCGCCAACGCCAGGCTCCCCCACGCTGGCCTCACTGGGCTTCCTGCCCTGAATAGCTTCCGTGGATGCCGTGTTGTACTTGTCGTAAACCTTGCGTGCCGCCTTGAAGGTATTCACATCCTCGCGGCGAATGCTGTCGATGATTGCCTTAATCTCTTCGGCTTCCATGGTTTCCGGGGCTTCAGCTTCAGCTTTCGCGGCACTGTCGGGAGCCACTGTCGTGTTCGCTTTAATATAGCTCTTTCGTGCGGCGGCCAGAGTCTTGGCTATTGCTGTGCTTATCTCCTTACTGCTACGGTTCCGGTCGGCGGCAATGGCCAGAAACTTTTCAGTAATGACTGGCAGTCCGTCCGCACCTATGGAGAAGCCAAACCTGGAAGTGAATGCAGGGTCTGTAGGTGTAAGGGAGTTGGAGCTAACTACGTTGAGACCCAGAGAACTGCCAAGCTTTTCCATTACCTGCGGGTTAGCTTTGGCTCCTTCTTTCAGGTCAACAAAGCTATCGGCACTGCGGCCAACGTAGTCGGTCATGTCATCTAGGGTTTCGAAGTTGAGCCCCATGTTGCGCTGGGACAGAGTCTTGACATCACGGTCACGTTCAGTACGTGCACGGTCCTCCTGCTCCTGCGTGAACCGGATGTCAGCGCGTTCGTCCGTTACTTTCTTTCTCGCTTCGGTCTCCTTTTCCTTAGCCCGTTTTTCCTGTTCCTTGCGTTCAGTATCTAGTACGCCCGTCAGGTGGGAAAAGAAGTCCGCTTCGGCTTCTACTCCCTTAACGGCTTGTTTCTGTGCCTCTTCTGCTTCCTTCTTCTGGCGGTCAAGGGCTTTCTGCTCCTGACCTCGTTGCCATGCCGCATGTTTTTCAGCGGCGCGGGCTTCTCGGATTCCGGTGATTTCAGAACTGGGATTCCAGTCTGCCGGACTAGCTGTAGTAAAGTCAATAGCCATTTACTTAATAGATTGGTTTCTAATACAATGCGCCCCTGCTTCGAGGGACTGCCTAAGTCTATCAAAGCAGGGGCTAAGGTCAAGAGAAATACCAACTTTTTCAGTCAGCAATATTATTTGAAGCTGAGGGAAGCAAACTCCGGCCGCTTCAGTAACTCGTTGAACATGATGAGTTTCGCTTGGGGGTCGCCCTTTCGGAGAGCTCGCCAGTGCTCGTACTGTTGCTGGTATTTCGGGTCTCTCCGGTTCAGGCTGTTCTTAAACATATTACTCAGCTGGCGCGTATATGCACGGCTGGCTCGCTCCAGAGCTTTAATCTCCTTGCCGAACTTCGCTTTCTGGGCATACATGGTTTTGACCTTCAGATAGGTGCTTGCCTGAGACCTTGCCTGCGGGTCTGCCGCGGGGTCGCGCAGTACCTCCAGCATTTTCTCATCACGTCCTGGGGGTGATACCTGTGTCGTAGGTATGGGGGAGCCGCCAGAAGGTAGGGCACCCGCGGGTACCGTTGAGGCCGTGGGTCCCGTGGAGGCCGTGAGCAGGGATGGGTTCTTCTTAACCTGCTGTTCCTTCCATTTATTGTAGAGCTCAGTCTTCTTAGCCTGGCTCAGTGATTGATACAGCTTACGGTCTTCGGGGCTGAGCTTATTCCCTATATCCTTGTCGTAAGCTTCCCAAGACAGAGATGCCGGAGTAGCGGAACCTGCGGGACGAGAAGCACTGGTACCCGTGGGTCCCGTGGGTACCGGGGATGCCGTGGCTCCTGGTACCCTACCAACGGGCATCTGCCCTCTGCTTACATTCTGGTCCACCCCTCGCATGAGAAGCCTATCCTCCGCAGTGGGTCCCTGGGCCATGAGCTTCTGGTAATTGGCACGTTGTGCTTCCGCATAGGCCTGACTGTTCGGGTCCACGGCACCCGGAACCGTGGGTTCCGTGATTCCCTTGCTGGCCCAGTAAGCCGCGCTGGGCCTTTCCGGGGTTCCCGGGGGTCTCTGGATTCCGTGGTTGCTGTTGGCCGCGGCCACCTCGTTCAATGCCTTAGCATCGACTGGTTTGTTCGGGTCATTATTGGTTGCGGGACGAAGAGGAACATCCGGGTTCACCTTGGGCAGGACTTCTTCGGTTATCTTCTGCCGGGGTGACTTGGTTACCGGGTTCTTCCCTTCACTGCTTGTAGCGGTAGATTGAGTTGCCATAGGGGTTACATGAGGTTGAGGCCGGGGCTCTGCATCAGCCCGCCATTCTGTACAATATTAGGAGCCTGATAAGTTCCCTGACGATACTTGCGGAGGTAGTCATTTAGATACTTAACCGCAAGACCGTAGCTGTCAGTGCCCATCTGGGTATTGCCCTGTTCATTATAGACTACGGACAGCATCATGGCTTTGAGGGCGGGAAGGCATCCGGGATAGATGCGGACTTCTTCATCTTCCCATGCACTGTCGTCATAAACATTCAGAGACAGCCCGCGGAGGGCGCAACGCGCGGAAACGGTCATGCCCATATCCTTGTCATTGATGCCATTGCTACCAGACAGTACGGCATAGGTACGGAGGTTCATCTCGTTCAGCCCCATGTCCACCATGAGAGGGGGTGAGCCGTGCGGCCTGCGGGGGTACTCGCTACGGAACCAGGTGTTGGATTCGAACATGGCCCGGTCAACGATGTTATACCGTTGTCCCCCCGGTGTCCATGCCGCAACGATACTATCATATTCTTCCGGCAAGGATATGGTTCCGTCCCGTTCAATCCCTTCGAAGTCAAGAGTTGCCATGGAATCCGGGGCTACCGTGGCTTCGTTAAGCAGGAGGTTCTGGGCTTCCTTCAGGATTCTGCGGAAGTCAACATTGGTTTTGGAGGGCGGCGTATTGGTAATGAGCATACACAATTCGTCGCATACATTTCGATACGTCAAATAGGATTTAGTAATGAACGCCATGAGATTATGCGGTTGGAGGATAGATGGTTACTTTCTTGCACAGCATGCCGCCGTTCCATGGGGATGCGTAGTAGGAAGTTACGGGTTGCCAGGTGGTCACAGAGGTGGAAGGGAAGGTGCATGTGAATTGGCCGGGTTGCCATTTGGCATCCTGGTTTCCGATTGTCACAACAAAGTTCAGGTTAGGGTGAAGGCAGGCTGGGAGACGGAAGTCCACCAACGGCGTGGAGAAATACCCGCTGTTGGTAATATACTGCGGGGTTGTTCCCAGGCCCCAGGTATTCGGCCAGGAACCATCCGGGCTGAACAGTTCCTCCACGATTGCCGTGCAGGGGCCTGAATAGGAGTCCTGAGACATGGTTGTCGTAGGGAAGTATTGGCCGCCTCCTTTTCCAGACATATCGGGCCGGGTGTTCCACGGCATCCACATAACGCTTCCCAAGACTGGCGGGAAACTGTAGTTCATGGTGGTGGTATATTTCCGGTAATATCCAATACCGGGAACCTGCATGTAGCTATCCACAGCGTAGCAGGGGTTCACCCACTGCCGAAGGACTACACGGGACACTTCGGTGCTTGTTTCCCGTTTATAGGTATTGCCGTTTAAGCTGGCGATAGTTGTTCCAAATTGCCAGTAGGGGAACCGTTGGCAGTTGAACGTCATGTCCAGCTTATTAACGATGTCAGATTTGAGGACGTAAGTCCCGTCCGTATATTCGGCTTTGGCAAGGCGTGAAGAGCTTACGTTCGGAGGTTCGTTCCCGGTACTAGCTATACCGGAAACTTCGATGTCAAATATTTTTGTGCCGTTCAGGAGGATGGGAATAGTCCCGGTGATGTTGGAGTTGTCCGGGTTTTCAATCCAGCAATGAAGATTCAACTGGCCCAATTCCACATCCAGGTAAGCGTTGCTGATTCCCGTGGGCAAAGCTCCTACGGTAAATTTCATTTCTGGGTTATAGGAATTGTTGCGCTGGTACACTCTTGAGCCGTCCATATAACCTATGGGGAAAGTCCAGGTCTGGCCAGTGACCCCTTCAGCATACAGGGTATCAGTTATGAAAAGCTCCCCGCTGACTTTGTACTGGCCGTTCTGTGAGTACCAGGGACCGTCAGGGTTAATGTTCGCGTAGAGTGGTGAATTAGTAATTGTTCCCGGAGACTCCGAAGTGGGATAGCTGTTTTGAATATACATACACCACCAGCGGTTTCCTTTGAAGTTGATGGAAACCATGGTGCCCCTGTCCCCCCCGGTATTGTCGGAAGTATATTCGCAGTTGAAAGCGAAGGTTCCGGCGTAGGTCGGATAACTGGGGCTGTTCCAGGGATTGACCATACTGAAATTGGTGAGCATGCCGCTTGGGCTGGGGTCGTCTTCCGAAGCGGTAAAATCGTTCAGGGAATAAGTCAGCTGGGTCCAGGGGGTGTCGGGGATGGAAACCGGAACTTCGATTGTCGGGTTTTCCAGCTTGCGTCCGTAGTAAACATTACCTACAGCATCCGTATATTTTTTGAACCCTTCTTCCTGCCATACCGTGTCGAAGTCGGTGGAGGGGTCATGTACGATTTTGCGAAGCACCGGATAAACCTGGTTCGTAATCCGGTCAAACTGGGATTCCCAGAACTCGTCAATCTGTTCGTAGGTAGTGCATTGTTTCCGGGTTTCCTTCTGGCTATACCCTTCTCGGACTACCACACTACTATCCACCCTCCATTGGCTACAGTTCTCACTGGGGTCCGGGGGTTCAATGGATGGAAGGTCCCCATTGGCCGTCCAGTCCACTGACTGGCTGGTCGTCACTGTGGTGTTGATACAGCGCACAAACCGGGAGTCCGGGTTGCAACAGTTGCCGGAAAGGCTGTTCTGCTGTTCATTCTCCACAATGGATGAATTGCGCTTGAACATCGTGACTATCGTATAGTTCTGGAGGCTGGGATAGGAACCTTTATCCCACCCAGTGCTAAGAGGTTGTTCCCCGAACTCCTTGGTAGGCATAAAAGGGATGCGTGCCTGTCCAGGCTCTGCCCCGCCTTCACCATCCCACAACGGGGCGGCCCACACTTCGCGGGAAAGTTTGATAGCATTCTGAGACACCCATTCGTTTTCGGGAACGGAAGTTCCGGGGCCTCCATTTTCCCATACAGTGTCCCCCTTTACCCACATATTGTTGGGCATGAATTCCTTAACAACAGGGCCGGGGAGAGTTTTATACACTCGTGTAACTTTTCGGAAATATTTGTTGAGGTAGTCTTCCTCAAATTTTCCTACTTCTTCATAAACCAGCTGGGCATCGTAGCCCGTGAAATCGTGCAAGTCATAGAAGTCAGGGTCAAGCTTCTCGTTGCTGGGGTCAAAGGAACCAAGGGCTAACGGGGTGTACGCGGAATCCGTGGGTTCGACCCATTCACGAACGATTTCATAGAAGTCCTTGAGGTCTTCAGCGTCCGCGGCACTGCTCATGAAGTTCCCGTCCGCGGCAGTGTTCTTGAGCGTATAGCCATCCTGAATCTTCTTCATGTCCTGGATGTTGTACTTGAACTGCTCCTGCGGCGGGACCATGTAGTAGAACCGATAGATATGGCGGCGTGTGTCTTCCACTACAGGTTCGACATGGACAAGTACAGCTTCGCGCATGTAGGGGAGGAAAGTAGTCCCCGCTGTGGGATTGTAGGGAGTACCCAGTTCTGCCGACAATTCGTTAGGATTCTTGACAATCCGCTCTACAAAGAACATGACGTTCTTGACTACAGCATAGGGGAAATTGATGATGGGTTCCCCCATAGGACGGTCCGGGCTATGCCCGTTACGCCATGAACTGTCCGTGGTCCCTATCGGTATTATCGGAGGTTGTGGGTTTGATGCTCCTGTATTAGGAATTAGAGGCATGATTTGAGTGATAAAATGGAAGTGTTGAACCCGGAAGCGGAGGTGTCCAGGCCATCCACACATATCCGTTTATGGTTAAGCGTATAGGTTCCCCCCGCTGAAAGTCTATTGACTCACCCGCAGAATACTTTCGGTTGGTTCTTCTGTCAATAATATATCCGTTTATGACACGAAGTTTGTGTGAGCGTTCGCTGTCAATAATCCTGGGGATTTTAACTTCTTCCCTCGTTTTAACATAGGTAACGGAACTGGTAAGGTTTTCCCCTACGTATTTAATCCCTACTTTCCCTTTTAAGAAATATGCCCACTGGTTCCTGGGCAGTTTCATTTCCTCTTCACACCCAAGGGGAAGCGTAGCATAGAATCGGTTTCTTTCAGCAATGCGTTGTCTGCATTGGCTCAATTCTTTGCTTAAGCTGTTCAGGTCTGTGGCCAGTTTATCACAGACTGTTTTTTGGTTTTCGAGGTTTTGAAATAGTTTTGACAGGAATTTCATTGGTCATGTTTTGTTGTCTGAGTAGTTCCAGTAGCTCTTCATGGTCGCTTCGGAGGGTGTCAACTTTCCCATGCAGTTGGTCGAGAGTTTCATCCAGTTCGGTGATAACATGTAGAGCTTCTTGAAGCAAGACCAAAAATGACTTTTCCTTATCCAAGGTAAAATCAATTTTTTTGCTGAGATATTTGTACCCTAGTTTAGCCGCCACGAAAATGAGCCCCACGAACACCAGGTACGCGGGGCTCATTTCCTCCACAATGCGGGTCAGGAACATTGTCCAGACACCAGCATCCACGCCTAGTAAAGCAAATAAAAACATGGCGGCAGGATTAACATCGCCGCCATGATACTAAACGCGTTTCTCTGTGTAAAGAATTATTTGCTTGACACAAGAGTATTAGCAAAAGCCAGACGGTCATCGCATCTGTTGAGCCACCCCTTGAGGAATTTTTCCTTGGCGGGATTGGCATCCACAATACTTTGATAACGAGCCCGGGCCGCTCTGTCCAGAGCATTAACCACGTAGTCTTCGGGCAGGGTTGAGGTCAGTGCCAGTAGGGCCGTCTGCGTTTTAATGCCCCACTTCCCATCCACTGCAATCTCGTCAGTGCCCTCACGGTTGGCCATGCCCTGGATAACCTTGATAGCCCCAGCATTGCCCATGTTGAAGGCCAGGTCGCGCACCATGAATTCGTAGCCGAAACCATAATTCGGAAAATAGCTTGCAATGACGGCCGTATTCTCAAGTACATAGCTGAGGCAGTCCTCCCATGCTTCTTCCCGCAGTCCCTTGTCCAGCAGGGATTTAATCCGGTTAAACACTTCCGGTTCAATCCCGTCGCAGATACCTGCGATTTCCCAAGTGCCGCCTCCATCACCGGAGGGGAGGCGCGTAACCCGCAGGGATTCTGGCCCCGTAATTTTATAGTCCTCCATGTTCAGGATTTTAGCGGCCATCCGGTTACGGATTTCATGGGAATCCCCGGATTCCCCGGTACCCACGGATTCCGGGGTCAACTTCTCGAGGATTGCATCAATGGTCTTCGGTCCAATAATGCCGTCAGCAGTTACGCCTACCAGCTGTTGAATTTTTTTGATTTTAGTTTTCTGTGTCATCATCTTCTGTGCTGTCTTCCAGCGGGTTGATTCGTTCGTTTTCAGGAAAGCCCAGTTCCCAGTGGAACCGGATAATCATATCGTTGCTCAGTTTGATTTCCTTAGTGGGCGTAAACCACTTACTATGAAGGAGATAATCCTTCCGCTCATCCGGGGAATCCGTGGGTTCCAGAATTTTGAAGACACAGCGGAAGTCCTCAAAAGAGATAGGGACCTTCTCCATGATAATCCAGTGAGATACGTCAACCACCCCCATAGCGTTCGGCAGGCTTGCGGTACGGGCCGCATAACCTACCCGCATATGTTCCAGAGCAATGCCGAACGGATTGTTCAGGTGGGACAGAGTGTAGCTAATCATGCCCCAGGTCATGGACCGGGACCGTGACAGAATCCCGTCCATTCTGGGAAGTACGTTTGCTATGATTTCAGAAGTGCTTTCCGGCCCATCATTGGCGATATAAAATTCTCCTCGTTGTACGTTGCATGGCATAATATGTTTGGATGATTTAATGGTTGCTGTAGTTTTCAAGGAGACCAAGGATTCCGTGGGCGGCTTCGTCAAAGTCTTCTGCCAGTTTGTTCAGAGCTTTCTGCCCCTTGGCCAGCTGATAGAGGTAGGGTACAAGCGTCTCGACGATTTCCATGCGGTATTGCGCAACACAGGGGCGCGTGCCTGTCACGAGCTTGGGCATAGGCGAAGAGCCCGCAACCCAGTCCCGTCCATTCAGCCCCATGTAAGTTTCGATAAACTTGTCGGCTATCTCCCCCAGATTGTCGAGGGCATCGTCGTATTTCTCGTGATGGAACCCTTCTCCTGTTTGATAGTGGAGGATTTTAAGGAGCGGGTAGAGCCGGAGTATTCTGTTGAGGTCTAATTTCATGTCGGTTAAATGATGTGGAAAAGAAGAGGAAATGTGTTGCACCATACACGCCCTGTACAGATGAGAGAAATTTCCATCCAATAGGTGCCTCTTGGATATTTCTCAGGGTCAAACTCAATAATGTTTGTAGAGAAAAGACATACATCGGAAGTCCCTGCGGGCTTAGATATGTACGCGCCAGTCGTATCGACTACAGTATATACGGGCAGGTTGCCCTGGTTATAAGGAGCCACCTTTGTCACCATATTAAAGGAAACGCTTTGGGACGTCCTTAAATCCAGGCCGGAGGCATGGGAAATGTACAGCTTCAGGCGATTATTAAATCCTGCCCCCACGGTCAATTCCCCGCAGGCCAGGCCATGCTGGGCTGTTAGGTTGCTGTCAATGCTAACCAGGTCATAGATTTCCTTCCTAATGAACCTTCCCAGAGCCCCGTCAAAGTATATGTTGGAGTTGTTCATGGGCTTCAGGTTAGCGGGCATCCATTCCGTTGTCCAGCTTTATTTCCACCCGGCGCGGATATTCTGACGGACAGGGGGCAGACCATGCGGACATCTTGTAACCCACGGCAACCGCGGCTTCCAGGGGTTCCTTCATATACTGGTATCTGTAGCAGATGTTATAATTCCCGCATTCAGCAGTATGAAGTACGGGGTAAATGTTCTTAGGATGAAAGAGAGCTTTAATATCAGAGTCATGACGAAAGCCTATGATACTTCCGTTCAGAGTAGTGTCCCAGGATGTTGTCCTGTCGTCCTTCTCATACTTGGCACCCATGTGGGCAGAGATAAAGAGTTTATCCTTTTCCGTTCGGGTTTGACTACATATTAGGGACAGGAGGTCGGATTCGCGTACAGGGAATACAGTATTGAGGCATGCAACATTCTTCCCAGGATTCTCCTGCATTGTAGAGGATATGGCTTCCGTAACAGTTTCCTTGTCCGTGGCTTTAAGCTGGATAAACTTCAATCCCTGCTGGTTTGCCCAGGAACATACCGACAGGTCATTGGCCAACACGGTAATACGGGTTCCGGGGATTCCGTGGTTGAGCAGATAATTGACAGAATAGTGAACAAGCAGAGGCTCACGCTCCGGCCAGTCAAGCGTAGCGTTGTACGCAAAGATGATGAAAACAAAATCATCAAACTCATGGTTAGGTTGTGTTTCGGACATGGGGTTATTATTACTAGTCATAAAAATTTATCAAGCGTTTTCCGTGTCATTATTCCAACACCTTCAGTTTTCCTTCTGAAATAAGTCTATTCAAAAATTCCACCTCTCCACCGGAAACATGAATCCAAAATATTTTTCTTCTTTCTTCCCCTATGTCTGCCCCAGTTAAAAGTAACTTGGCTTCGGGGAATCTTAATGAAATATCATATACAGCTATTGCCAATGTAGTGCATTCCGGCATAACCAATTCCCTGCTTTTAGGAATTATTCTAACTTGGCCCTTGTTAATCCACTTTTGTTTAAGCAGGTGTTCTCCTACCTGGTTCCACCAGGATTCTCTAATATGAATTAAAGGTATTTGTGACAGTAGGGATAATTTTCTAACCTCTGGCGAATAAGAATGCCATACCATGTTTGGTTCCAGATACAGTTCATCAGTTCGAGAACCTATCAACCCAGTATCTAGATAATCCATTTTACTGACTCGAACAACCCGGTCTGCGGAATCTATTTCTTGAGTAAAATCCTGATGAGGCTTTTTATTTCCTACAATGCAAATTTCCATATCTTTCCAGATGTTCAAAATCTTCAGGATAATCTATTTGGTAGTTATATAGCCCCTTCTGTTCTACCATTAAAGGGTTTTTGAATAGTGTCTGTTCTTTCATTACCATGTCATAACTCCCTATTAAAATACTTCCGTTGAATTGATATAAGATTTCAGAGGATTCCTGCCTTCGAGTTTTATGTATAAAACGGCCTCCCAGTTTACCATGGAGATATATTTTTTGAACTGTCATAATATTTTCATTATTCTTACTCAATAACTTCTTAAGCAGGTGTGGGGGGCGTATCGGGCTTGTGGGTTGTAAAAGAATCCACTTATCCGCTTTTTTCTTTTTAAGTACTTGAGTTACACAGTTCAGGATATTAGAATCATCTACTTCTTCATAGAAATAAGGGATATTATTTCGACGACATAAACCTTTAATAATTTCGCTGTCCGTAGAAACTACACAGGGTACACCTTCTTTTACTGCATACCTCACGGAATGTAAAAAAAGAGGCTCCCCCCATAGAGCTCGAAAATTTTTATAAGGGACTTCTGAACTATGATTCTTTGCAGGTATTATTGCCAGGTCCATATACCAAGTCTATTAAAGCGTTCATTTTGTTTGCCACATGGTTTTTATCTACAGAGGGGATTCCTTCAAAAGTTCCAAACGTTACTACGTCCAAAGAGCGATATAGTTCTAAGACAGGAGAATATGGCCAGTTATAGGCAGTCCACCGTCCTTGAGTATGTACGGGAGTCCATGGCCTGTCTATAACCATATTTAACTTTTGTAAAAAAATCAACTTTCCAATCCATAAATCTTCTTCTATCGTAGAGGAAGACGGTAATAGATATATTTTTTCATGTAAAAGTTTTAATGCTTTTTGCGTAAAGCCATAGCATAAGCCCGCGAAAGGCCGGAATAAAGAACTGGCTCCGAAGCCATCTGCCCCCAAGTTCCGCATTCGTTCTATAGGAGCAGGAGACAGTAACAAAGTATCAGAGTCAATCTTTATGATAACGTCATCTTCGTTTGAATTTTGAACCAACGTGGCCAGAATACCTTTAATACATATATCCCCTTTTAAGTTTCCATTTCGAGGAAAGGTGCTTTGCATGTAAGAAGAAGTCCCCAACTGAAAACATTGTCTTATAAAATTGGAAGAACAAGGAGCAGAAGCATCATCTACAACAGTAATCCAAGCTTCAGGCAACGTATTTCGAAGACAGCGAACGCAGGCTAACGCAGGGTTTGCATCTTCTGCATAGGTAAATAAATAAACCCTAACCATGATGTTGTTTTATATTTTGCATATCTAAAATGGATTTGTAAGAGAAATTGACATCTCCACATTTGTTACAACGTTGAGCAGGAATCTCTGAATATTCTAATACCGTACCGTCAGGGAATGTATATTTCAGGTTAATAAGAATATTTTCATAAACTCCTTCCTGACAGACATAGCAAGGAAGATTTTTATTATTCATCGATAGCACCATATGGGAAGAAAGTACCACCATCTACAGGTAACTGGACTGTACCCAGCAAATACTGGGTGACTTGTTTTTCTTTAATATCTGCTAATAAAAAAGAGTAGGTAAATGGAGGGTCCTCTTTTTGCTCAGCGGCTATAACTAGATTGTATATTTTAGGGGTCGCTAACTCAAATTCAATAGCAGAACCCGTTACCTTACTATGGTCGTCCAGGGTAAGTCTTAAATATACCGGACCATCCTGAGTAAAGGCAGAGTAATACCAGGGCTCATCCTGAAGGGTTTCAGGGAATTTCCCCAGAGACTTCCCATTCAACATGACGATACCAGGACGCACTTTAATCCCCGTCCGGGCCCCTTGTTCATTGAACTCCAACTGAACTTCAAAACCATAAGTGGATGTAGAAAGAAAGACAGCCCCCCGGTGCAACTGTTGAATATAACCGTTGCACCCTTTGGTCACCTTGGCCAGAGGAACCCAAAAGTCTGCCAGTGGGTCCTTTGTACTGCTGACTGTAGACGCAGACCTGTCACTCTTTACATTCAAATACCAGGTAATATCGGCATCCAAAGGAGCATGCTCGTTGCTCATTACGTTTTGCAGAGACCCCGGAGTCCCGCCGATTTGGATAACATTGTTGCCCTCAATAATAACTCCGGCCACATATTTTACACTGGGGCCGTTAATAGACTCAGGGTCATAAACAATGGCGAACATGTTTTCCGGGTAATTCCGAAACAACGGGTCGTCATTGTAAGGACGCGAAACCTGTACTCCCACGTCACTATCACCATAAACCGGGGCAATGGGGTCAGGAAGGGAATCGAACGGCGGCGTGTCATTAAACAATTCGGTACCCACGGGAACCGTGGGTACCGGATGATTAAAGAGGTCCGGGGCAGAGGGTAGCTCGGAGTATTGAACCTCGTTGTCGGTCATGTCACTTCTTGTTGGGTTTTACCTGGACAACCGGAGGAACGTCCGTTTCGGGCTGGGCCTGGGAATAGGAGATATGTCCGGGAGTCAAGACTAGGCAGGAACCGTCTTTGCACAGAACGGCTTCGCCCTCTGTCACCTCGACAGAAGAACAGCCTGTTACGGAAAAGCCCGTCAGGGCCAGGACCGCAGTAAGAATCCCGGAGATAATCCCCGCTACAATAGCTTTGTACTTGCTGGGCATTCCGAAATCGACACAATACTTCGAAACCAGTTCACCAAGGATTTCCGGTTTCTTCTCTCCCAGGTTTATTGCCAGTTTGACGTACGGGTATTGACCCGCGGTGTCGAGTTCAGACCATGCAGTACGGGATTCTGTCAGGGTGTATAGCTGTTCAGCTACCTTTTCAATTTCTTCGTGAGTCATTTATTGATGTACTTTCGGGGTTTGAATATGTCGCGGCAGAAGGTTCTGCCACGTCTTGTCAGTTGATAGAGAGTAGGTTCGCTGTCCTCCACAATCTCCACCCATCCATCCTCCATCAGTTTCTTGAGATTATAGTTAAGGTTGGACGTGGAAAGAGACAGATAGCGAGACAAAACCTTGACCGTCAACGTGGAGGTGCCTCCCGCGCCGTGAAGAGCAAGCAGGATGCGGAGTCGGGTCAGGCTCATGTCAGGGTCGAATAAATCCACCCAGGACAGAATTGTCAGTAATGCCTCCTGATTGCTGACTTTTGCCATTTGATGGTTATTATTCGTCGTCATCTTCGGTGACATTAGTTAAGCCTATATGCCGTTCCAGGTCAAGAATATTATACGCGAATCGCGTCTTTCTCCCGGCACCCATGTCATCACGGTACCGGACACGCCGGACCTGCCCACGCTTAAACATGGTGGAGAGGGTCGCTCCATTCTTAAAACCAGTGAGTTCCAGAGCTCCTTCCACATCAGTATATCCGTTAGGAACTCCCTCGTACACGTCTGAATTAAGTGTTTTAATATATTCCCGTGCCATGTCTCCATCCCAGTAAACCACCCTGCCGGAACGTACCTTCGGTACCTTGCGGCGTTCCAAAGTAGTAAGAACGCAGGTGGGAGTTCTACCCACGGCTTCCGCGATTTCCAGGGTGGACAGGTAGCCATAGGGTACCTTCTTTACCGCGGGTGTACTGTTCCGCGGTTTCCGTGGGTACTTGAGCCCCGGGTGCTGAATGAGTTTTCCTTGATTCTTCATGCAAAAGAGGGTGGTTCAGTATTCTCGATAATGTAGCATAGGACGAGAGCCGCGGCCCCGCCGATTAGAAACATAGTCATCGATTTAGAACGAAAGCATTTTCAAGCAGGTCCTTAGGGACAACGTACAGAGTGTCATCACCCACGGATGCAGTCCGTACAAGAGTGTACCCCAGGGAGGACAGATTTTCTTCGACTTCATTATCTGTCATGAGCGCAAGTTCTTCCCAAGATATGCCAAAGCAATTCTGAAGGAGTTTGCGCATTTGTCGGACCTGATTATGGTAGAGCGGTATGTTTGCCGTATACATGATTATTTATTGTTTTTAAGATTGAAGATAAAAGCATTCCATCGTCCAATGGTTTCCTCCCGGCTATCGCCGCCATGAACTGACAGGGAGTGGGGGACAGGTTTGCATCCGTTGCAGACCACATAGCGGTGAACTTCTCCAGGGTAGATGGTGTCTTCTACATATTCAGGATTCTCCCCGCAGATACAGGGGGACGGACGTGCATTCATTTCCTCCACAAACCTCTGGTACTCTGCTTCTATGTTCCTTTGAATGCCAGCACTAAGCCCATTGTGACTGCAATCCGCGCAAGGCTGTTGGAGCAGAGGGGTCCCCGCGTGCGGGCAGGACTGGCACGGAGATACGGATTCCGTGGATTCCGTGGCTTCTACGTAATGTCTCCTACCAGATTCGTCACGGCAGGTTTGACAAGGATATTCTGCCACAGGGGTGTCCGAATGTTTACAGTTCTGACATATGGGGTCAGGAGTGTAATGGTTCCACTGGTACAACTGGGACGAACATTTTGAGCAGGGATATACATCCGAACTCAATTCGCTATAGACACAATGGTCACAGGAGTCTGTAAGTTTAGTTTGAGACATGAGGTGGTTATTTCTTTCTGTTGTTCTTAATCTCTGCCCAGGCTGAATTGCAGGTGAAACAATCAGGCGAGCAGAATGACACGCTTGCTAGTACGCAGTTACAGCAACCAGACTTAGCCGTGAATTGGCTATAGTCTTTGTCACACGCTGAACACGGAAACGCCTCCGAAGACAGGTCGCTGTAGTGGCAGTGAGCGCAGGACGGTACGATAGGGTCTGACATCATCAAAGTTGATTGGAGTTTGGGGGTATTGTAGTACCCCAGGTTGTTTTGTCAAGAATATTATTTAGGAGAGTTTGTCATTTCCTCTTATCTAGGGAGTTACCCTTCTTATCTAGGGAGTTCCCTCTCCTTTTTGGTTGCCAACTAATATACCAACCTGCACCATGACAGAGTGCGCAAAGCTTGCAATAGGCTCCGTCATACTTACAGGAAAAGCAACCACGTTGTCGCGGCGGCACCCACGCCCGGCACGTAGCTCTCCGGTCTCGAACCAGGTCAATAAGAAATTCAATTTGAAATTGCTTTCGGCAATCAGCCCGTTCCTTCGGGGTTAATTTAGCGTAGGTCGTCCCGTAGGTGTGTCGCGCATAATCACGAGCCTCTTGAATTTTAAGACATAAACAGGCTTTGACAAACCCGTATCGGTGAAAGGCCTGTTGTTCAGGCGTTAGTTTCATCATCTTCCTCCTTTCTCGGCTCCCAGTAAATAGGCCATCCTTCATTGGCGCACGCCGTACACCATTTGTACTGTGACATTTCATACTTACAATTAGAGCATCTCCTTTGCATAGGATGCACCCACGCCCGGCATACGGCTCGTTTCTGCCAAGCGTTAAGCACAAGCTCATGTTGATGAGTCTCGTTTCTGGCTTGCCTTAAAAGTTTTTGGCGAGTTTTCCCGGGCAACGCTTTAACGGTCGACCTGATACCCTTGTGAGTTAAAACAACCTGTTCCCATGCTCCGCCGTACTCAAAAAAAGCTTTCTGTTCAGGTGTCAGTTTCATTTTCCTTTTCGTCGTTGTGCGTCAGATAAATCTCTAAGGCCATAAGAACTCCTTGCACCTTGCCTGCCAGGTAATAGTAATACCCAAAGACAGCGATGGTGGCCAATATGACGAACAAATATATGATGTCGAATAGCATTAGTTTTCTTCTGGTTCAGCTTCCCAATACTTATAACACTCAGGTGCTTCCGGTGACGAACATGCGTTGCAGGGATGGTCCCTGCAAGACAGTGCGCTATATTTGCAGTTATGGCAGTTTCTCTCTTCCTTTTCCTGTTCAAGTTCCCATGGCCATTTATCAATGACGTGTTGTTCGAGAAGATGTTTATTTCCATAAGAATCCAGTATCAGTAGTTCTCCACACGAGACATCTTTATCCAGAACTGTAACGGGATGGATTCCCCATGAAACTACATCCCCGGGCCAGACCCTCATGATAGGGGGAAACCTGCGGATGAGGGATTCCAGCTTTTTCCTCGCCTCATCTTCGATATACTGCCAGTCCGAAGTGAGGGCACAGGTGTCGCAGACATAGTAATGCACCTGTTCGTAGGTTGCTTCATGGTAATCGTAGAAGGCCAAATCGGATTGCAGTTCGAAGGTGCCTCCGCACACGGGACATTTAAACGTTTTCACTATTCTCCTTTCTCCTTTCTAGTTCAGTTGCCAGGGCCATTTGTACACCATGTCAGCTGTAGTGCTTCCGTCTTCGAGTATGATTCGCATGGTAACCGGGTCTTTCCCCATAACGGTTCCTCCTACCCTATGATACAGGTTATCAAAGTAGATAATCTTATCTCCTGGATGCACCCGCATAGCGGGCGGGAACTCGTTGATAAATTTTTCAGCGGCCTTCCACGCTTCTTCCGGGTACGCTTTAAACGTAGTCCATTCGCACCGGGGACAGCCTACAGAACTAAGTTCGTATGCGGAATCCTCGAATTCTTTTAGGGGAGTGTTACATACAGGACATCTAAGCATTGCCATTGGAACCCTCCTTCCTGTTAAATTTTTCAAGACACATGTCTATAAGTTGTTTAGCTTTCTCCCAAGCTTCTTCTTTCGTATCTCCATATTCGGTTGCCAGAGGACAGTCGGGGCATTCGTAGTAATAGACCCAACGGTCTTGATAGCAACTATATCCCAGATGGTCCTTCGTAAACAGGCCGTTAGATAGGTACAAGGGCGAGCCGCACACTGGACAATTAAGCGTCTCTTTGATTGGTGTCGGTGACATGCGGTTATTATGTAATAGGAGTTTTATTCGTCAAGCTTATTATTTGTCAGCCTGCGCTTTTCACACAGTAGGGTGATGTAGTAAGTAAACTGGGTAGCTAAGATAGACCAGAAGAAAGTTCCTGCGAGCCATACTGCCAGCCCTGCGAAGTAAACAGCAACAGTAGTTGGGGTCATGAAGAAGTAAATGCTTTCTGCCGTGACCACCATAATGAAGAAGATGCAGGCTCCATAGATAATGTGCATAGACCTGTTGAGCAGAGCATCATGCATTTGTTCCATAGCACCCTTCTCGTACAGAGTGTATTGGCTTCCACGGGTTCGGAAGGAGTTGGTTTCTATTCCGGCTTTCTTCCAAAGTTTTTTCACTTCTTCCGTTTTACAGATATTCACCCCGACCATAACCCAACGGGCAATGAAAGCCCACAGGGTAATGAGAAGGGCAACGACAATATACTGGCTGACTGTAAGATTGAGTATTGGCATATCTTGTTGGGTTTAATTGTTGGAGGGGTTGTACTTACGGTTTAATTGTTTGAGGGGTTGTACTTACGGTTTAATTCATCACAGAGTTCCTGCGCTATCTGGCGGGCTTCCGCTTTAGTATAGGGACTGCCCAGGTTTGAACTATACCAGATTTCATGGATATATCGTCCATCACGCTGGATGCGGAAATAAGCACCTTCATAGTCCCCGATTTCATAGGGGTTCCTTTCACCCACGGAATCCACGGGTTCCACGAGTTCCAGGTCATGCCATTTAACGCAGTTGTCATACTGGTCGTTCTTTATATTAACCCAGCCATCCAACTCAGAGACAGTGACTACATACTCTTCATCTGCTTTTGGTACCTTAATATAATCCATACGTCCACTGGAAACGTACCGTACCTTATCCCCCTTGCAGAACTTTCTTGTCCGGCTAATTGTGGGTTCCTTAACTTCGAGCAACTGGTCCGGGTCGAACCACGCATAATGCGGTTCGTCCTCATCAGGGCGAATGAAGTTCACTTTAATAGGACGTACTGTAGTTTTATCATCATGGTCAATGACTCCTTTCAACATGACAATCTTGTTCGGTTTACAATCTTCTCTCTTCATTGTGTTTCAATTAGTTAATTAGTTAATTAGTCAACAATTTTCCACCTGGACATAACATCTTCGTCATCGAGCGCACAAGAGCACCAGTCCCTGTCGTCAGTAGATTCATTATGCCTGCTTTGAATGTGCCCATCAATCATTCGTACCCGAAATCTAGCATTATGTATAGGGGACAATCTTTCCAGAATATGTCCTTCCATCATGTATTTTACTGCTTCCTGAAATCCGAAAGGAAAGTTCTTTTCAACGGGTGAAACCAATTCCAACATGAAACTTGAGAAGTCTAAACCCTCAATAGCTACTAGCCCAGTTTCCGTTTCATTTCGAGTTACTATATACGTTTTATCATACTTAAACTGTTTGGGGAGAGGTCTGCCTCGGTTGATGAACCGCACCTCGTCTCCTCTCTGGAAGAATCTATCTTGCTTTTCCATTTTAGTTTTGTTCGTTCAATCGTTTCTTAGCACATTTAATGGTCAATTCCACTTCTTTCTTAATTTGTGATTCCGACTCCGATGGTTCCCGGTCAGGAACCAGTGACGGGTCGTGGAGCTGAACGATACGGAAAGCACCTATCACCGCTTCATCCCAGGTCAGGTAAGGCAAAGGCACTGGACGAGGTGCCGTGGGGAACTCGACAGAAACGTACTTCTTCACGCCCTCTCTTCCGCTGGTTTCACTTTCAATAACATGTCCAAGACCATTGGTCATGTCTTAAACTACTACGATGTTTTTTGTGGATGAGTTGTTATCCATGTCCCTCAACATACAGGAATTTTTACTTTTGTCAATATGTTTATTTTAGTATGACAAAAACCCCGGAGGGGATGCCCTCCGGGGTTGACGTGCGTTATTTACCGCACCCTTTACCTTTTCCTTTACCTTTACCTTTTTTCATTTTCGGCGGTTTGTGAGTAGTTCAAGCAATTCCTTTAAGGTCATGAGGTCATAAATGAAGAGTACAAATTAAGATAGGCCGGGTCCGAAGTAGTCCTGTCTGGCAGAAGGAAACGGTTTCCTGAGTCAGAAACGGCTTCTAATTTTAGCGTTAATTCGGTCAATGTTCCGTCTTTATACCCAGGATAAATCCATCCCTGGCTGACAGTCCAAAGCTCCTGTTCTGATTTGATAGCTTCCACCAGAGTGTTATAAGCTTCTCTTTGACTTTCCGACAAGTCCGACAGCTCCCAGGAAGAAGACAGCACATTGCCGGAATCGTCTTTTCCAAGTAAAAAAATTGAGGCAAGATTAAAATTACCCAGAGCTGGATAAATAATAGATATGAAGGAGTTCATAAAAACTAAGCTAATTGACGAACTATAACGGTTTTCACATAGTTTCCCTGAGTAAAAACATTAAGCCCCATCAAGGAAACCAAAGGCGTTTCTGTTCCTTGAACATGCTTGAAGAAGCATCTCATTTGAACCAAGGTAGTTCCGTTCGGCACAGACCACATAACGGAGTTGGTTTCGGGGTCATAGTTCAAAGACAAAACACTCAAACTTGCACCTGACAAAAGAAGGCAGGGGTTTGCTTGGTAAAGAATCGAAAGAAAGGAATCTTGATAAGCACCGGAACCTTGATTATGCGCTTGAACGTTGTACGCATAGGAAGCAACACCCCCGGGAATCTCTACTTCATACCATCCAGAAGGAGCTTCGGCGGGTAGGGTGGCAATATCTGTTTCGTTAGTAGATTGTGCCGTAAGGTTGATAAATTTTATATACATGATTTCTTCTTCGTTGTTGGTTATGGACACTGGGTCCAAATTTTCATTTGTTGTAACAAAGACGGGGAGGGGAGAAATATCCCCCCCCGCCACTAAGCGGGCATATCTGAAGTCACCAATTCCTTGGTGCCGATAGCCCACATAGTCTGGTCAGTTAAAAAGTAAATAGTTGAATTGCTCTTCGTTTCTAAAGCATCGTAATCTGCTTTAGTCAGTTCCTTATACTTGATATATCTCTGGTCAGAGTTGCCTACAGGAATATATGTCGTGTCAGAAATAGCCGCTTCATCAAGTACCGAACCGGAAATCTTGGCTGAGTTGCCCAACGCTACCGCACCATTAAAGGTAGCAGTTTGAGCTACTGTAATAGTTTGACTAAAAGTAACTCCCCCTCGAAAAATGTAACCTCCGTTGCATTGTCCTGCACTATTGGTAATAGCCCATCCATTATTTTGAATAGTTATACCAGAAGTAAATGCCTTAGCCGTAAGAGTGAGATGCCCGCTAGGGATTGTTTGAGTTATCAAACAACCGTCGTTCAAGCTCTGAAGTTCCCACAGAGTAACCGGAGACTGAGCAGAAGGTATTTCAGATATATCTGAAGTAAACTTGGTCATCGCTACGGTTTCCTGTAATGATACGGGAACAGCTACATCCAAAGTTGCATCGTTGCCTCCTTCAATAACAGCAGACCCGGTTCCTGACCCCGAAATTTTTACGGCCTCCGTTCCTGTCCCTAAAACAAGTGGAGCCTCATTAGCTAAGGTAATTGAACCGGAAAAGGTTTTAGTGCCCTCTACAGTAGAATCCCCCGTTTTAGGTACATATACAGCATCACTCATTTCCTTATTCATGATGTCCGTATTTGCGGGGGATGCTTTTGTGGTTCTGGTCAATCCGTCCGAAAAGCCCCAAGACCCGGTAATGTTTTGGGCTTCTGCGGGGTCAAACTCGTGAACTGAATCTACTGCGGAATCGACATAGCTTTTCGGCGCGGCCTGATTATTCGCAGTCGGACTGGGAACTACAGGGGGAGAAGAAAAAGTCTTAACGCCTGCAATAGTTTCATTACCTTGTTTCAGAACAGCAAGTGTGCTAATAGTACCATCCACGTAACCCTTGTTAGCCGCTTGTCCAGAGGCCGTGGGAGTAGGTACGGTAATATTGGAGAAGGTCCAGGCTCCGGTGATACTCTGGTCAGAAGAAGGGTCGAACCCGGAACCATCGGAGCCTAAACTAAAATTTCGGATGCAGACAAAAAACTCGCTGTCGGGAAGCGTGGAGGACAGGTTCAGCACTGCCGTGGATTCCGTGGCTACAAACACCAGCTGGCATTCCGTAATCCCTGCGGCCAGAAGTGCCTTGGGATTGTTGCTTCCATCTACGCTGAACAGGGAGAAGGCATACTCCGGCGAGGGGTTGGTAGCCTTAAGGCCACCCGCGTCCCGGGTTACGTTGAAGGAATAAAGCTTGCCGGATTCAAGGTTGGAAATCTTATAAAAGCCTTCAGTTACCGGGCCGTCCCCACTCAACGGAGTTGTTTCATATGAGTCCTCTACATTGAAACCCAACGGCTTAAGAGACACCGTAGCATACGCGGATTCCACGGTAGCCGCGGAATCCTGGTCATGGGTGGCTACGACAAAATACTTGCCATTGGGAGACGTGATTTCAATAACCTGATTGGAAACGTCTCCGTTAATGATATATTGTTCCTCCGTGACATTGGACCACGCGGAATCCGTGGGTGCCGTGGCTGACAGCTTAAAGAGGCACGGGCGGTCAGAAACCAGGGTCCACGCGGAATTGGCATCCGCATTCCCTAGTTTGTACGTAACCCCCGGCTCAATAGGAGTCCCGTTTATATAGTCGTTAATATCCATAAAAGAAATTCAAAAGTTCGGACCCATTGAGCATAGTCAATGGGTCCATGTGTGTCAAGGCTAAATGGATTGGATGCTAAGAAATGTTCCCGGCAAAAGTAACCACGGCAGTCCCGCTAAATTCCTGCGGAGTACCTCCGGTTGGTATGGTCAGAGTAACAAGCGTCGTGCTCTGGCCACTACCCAGAACGGCCCCCGAACTGAACATCATGCGTCCTTGAATATCCGCCGCAGTTACTTTGCTGTTGGTGGGAGTCAAAGGTTCCAGCATAGCCCCGGATTTCAACCCCGTCCAGGCTTGGTAAGTCGGAGTTACATTCGTGGTAAGGGTTCCATCGGGATCAGCATTAGACCCGGCTTCCGTAACAACGTCCAGGAAATAATACCCGGCAGGAGCGGGGCCCTGAAGAGCTACAGTAAGAGTGGTCGAATTAAGTTGAGTAACTTGGGGAGGCACAGAGCCCACCACGCCAGTGAAGGGTTTCAGGCTGACGTTGGCCGGGAAAGCCCCGTCCACATACAGCCACGCGGAAGTTCCCGTCGTCTGGAACTGGATAGAGCCCGCCTGAGTCATAAGCGGGGGATTTTCCACCGCAGTCGTCAGGGCGGTTCCGGTTTTGGAAAACACAGTTACCGGGGCATCGGAACTTACGGCCAGTTCATAGAGGGCACCGTTGGTCAAACCCGTCACCACGTACCACTTGTCGGGGTCCAGCGTAGCAGGAAGCGTGACGGAAGAAGGAGACGGGATGGGGTCGGCCTTCATGTTCAACGTAATAACAGCTCCTTCCAGCGCGTTCACCAGCAAATAGGCTGAGGTTTGTCCAGCGTCCGTGGTGAAATAAAACGGGGTTCCGTTAAAATTGCCCTGTGCCTGAATAGTGGTCAGGGCTTTTTCTTTTGCGATTGTGACAGAAGGGTTTTTAGTAGCACTGATTACAAACTGGTACCGGGTGCTTGCGGTGAGGCCCGTAAGCTGGTACAATTCGCCGCGGTTGATAGCGGCGTTTTCTGCGGGAATGGGAAGATTGGTTGCAGGCATAATTTAAAATTGTTAAGGGTTAAGCTTGAGCTTTAGTTTGTTCGACAAGGGGGGTAAGCAAAATTCCCCTGTTAAGAGGAACGACTGCATTGTCTTCAGGAGGGATAATGATGTCTCCGTCATGCACGTAAACAGAGGAAACCGCGGCATCCAGAGAATCTCCGAAGTAAATAACCGCGGAAGAACTTTCCGGTTTGGCTGAATCTACGGAAAGGCTCACTTGATGTTTAACGCCAGGAGTGCATGAAACAGTTCCGTATTCAGAAGCAGGTGCTTTAACTACGGAAAGAGTGATAACCGCTTCGGCCAAAGTAGCCGTAGCTTTAATGTTTGGTTCACTGGCTGAATCCAACTGTTTCAGAAGCAGGGGGCGGTTAAACACGTCCGTTCCATCTACCAGTGTAGATGAGTTCTGAATCAGGATGGAACCAGTACCCCGGTCCAAAGTGAACGTAAGAATGTAGTCGCTCTTATCCGCGATTACCGTGGTATATTCTTCCCCGGAATTCAAAGTTACCGGGAATGCCGTGGGGAAAGTAATTGAAGCCATATGAATTAGTGTTAGTGGTTACGCGCCGAAACCGGAAGCAATGATTGCGTCAAGGTCAGCACCTTCTTCCAGCTCTTCATCAGTTTCTTCCTGAGTTTCGTCCTTGGGGGATTCCTCGTCATCCTTCTCGTCCTCATCACTCTCTTCGTCCAGTTCCTGGTCTTCGATAGAGACGATTTCGATGGATTTACCGTCGTCGGAAACTATACCGACACCCATGACCTGTACGTCATCACCGGGTTTAAGTTCACCAAATTTTTCAGGGTCGTATGCAATCTTCATTGTGAGAATAAAATTGGGGCGAGCAGGAATGTCCCACCCGCCCCGGTTACTGAGTTAAGGGTTTATATTACAGACCAACAACAGCGGACGGAGTGCTGACCAGGGAACCAATGGGCTGGCCATTCGCGTCTACCAGGTCACGGCCTGAAGTCGTGCGCATGTGACGAATGACAACACCGTGACGCGGGAAGACAGGCATCGGGGCCGAAGACAGCGTAGCCACGAACAGGCCCTGAGTACCCATGTAGTTGGAACCGTTGTCCTTGTTGTTCACCCAGGTGAGTTCCCCGGCGTAGGTCACGGGGTCCCACTTAGCCTGGCCGTAGGCAGACACAGGGCGAGGAACCAGAGACTTGTACACGTCCTTCACGAAGATGATGGTGTCTTCATACGGCGCGTTCAGGTAAGCCGGGTTCGGGATGTAGCGGGTACCCACCGTGGTTTCGACCGGGATGTACTGAGGAACTTCCACCCACTTCTGACCCGTAGGCTTGGTGTCGTCGAAGGTGTAGCGGGGGTTCATGTTGTCCACGATATAGGTGAAGCCCTTGTAAGTCCACTTCACACCCAGCTGACGAAGCAGAGTAGCTTCCTTGCCTTCAGCGGCTTCCGCAAAGTTCCAGTCCTTATGAATGACCTGATTTTCACGCAGGATAAAGTCCACCGTATCTTTGGAAGTGTAAGCCAGGAACACGGGGGAACCCTGGTCCATGAACGCGGCAGATTCACCAGCACCTTCGTTGATGAGCACCTGCCAAGCCTGGTTCATCAGGTTGTCGTTAAGCGCGGCCTCCGGCTGAACTTCCGGCATGGAGTTAATATCGTTGCTCACTATGTCGAGACCGACGACACCCGCCTTCGTGGGGATAAGCTTGTAGGACGCAATGTTGATGTAGCTCTGACGGTAGAAACGGGACCAGGTGTTACCCACGGCACGCACCAACTGCTTAACTATGTTTTCAGCCTGCTGTTGAGCCTGCCAGGACTGGCGCATACGTAGCACGTCCAGTTTTTCAGAAGCCAGGCGCGTGATGAAGCGGCTGTAGGAATAGGTGGTGGCACCCGTATTGTTGACCGTAATCGGAATCTGGTCAGAAGTGGAATCGAGACTGATGTTCATCCATTCGGGACGGGGGTCCGTAGCACCGAAGGTTGCAATACGCCCGGAGTCACCAACGCCGTCCGTCCACTCACCAGACATAATCATCTGGGAGTTCCACGGAGATGTACGAGCAAACGTGCTGTACATGGTGGCATTAAGAAGGTTGGTCATCGTAACCAACTTAAGTTCCTGGGCCTGAATGTCGTTAGGAGAAGTAGGATTAGCCATTTTGTAGTTTTGTAGTTAATATGGCAACGCTATTCTCTTGGAAGAATTTGAGGGGTTCTTTGGCGGTCATGGCAGGGACAGGACCAGGATTTATGCACCTGCAAGAATAAGAAATAGGTTTGCTCGCGGGAAAGCAAAAAGGATGCACCGCTTTGGATGCATCCTTTTTGTATTATTCCCGACTGTATGTCAAGGAAATATTTAATAATTCTTAATGAAGCAGGTCAAACGCACTGTGAATAACGTCGCTTACACTCGCAGGCTTAGCGGCTTTTGGGGTTTCCGGGGCTTCCGTACTGCCCTTCCCGGCAGAGGGTCGGGCACCGCGAAGCTTCTTCACCTTAGCTTCCAGAGCTTCAATTTGTCCGCGAGCTTCCAGCAGTTCCTTCTGCATGATTTCCGCAAGAGCTCCATCCATGAAGGAGCCGTTATTTATTTTGTGGGCTAAATGGCGAGCATGTTTAAGATTCTCTTCCGTAATTTCGGTGGTAATCCCCAGCTCCTTGGCTCGGTCTTGCATGGCTTCCAGCGTGTAGTTGTCAAGGTTGACTTCGTATTTGCCACCTTCCACGGTTTTACCCCTGCTCGCCTTCAGTTCTTCAACATACTTGTCAGCATCGGCCTGGAAATTTCCGTGGGCTTCGATAGCCGCGTCACGGACTTTGGCCATACGAACAAAACGGGAGAGGGAGGCTCCACTTAGTCCAGCATCCGTTCCGATAGTTTCATAGGCTTCCTCCTTGTCGAAAGCATCCAGCTCAAGGTTGAGGGCAACTTCATTCAGCTTGTTCATGTCGACAGATACCCCAGCCTCACGAGCGATGTCCTCAATCTTGGCGTTAGCCTTGTTATACGGATTGGTGACCTGGGTCTTGTATTCTTCCGTCGCAGTGAAAGCATACCCCTTGACAATTTCGCGAAGAGCTTCCAGTTCTTCATTATTCGGGGTTGCCGTCTTAGCCGCATCCAGTTGCTGTTTCAGTTCCTGAATTTCCTTCTTGGCTCCTTTCAACTGGACTCGCATTTCGGCAAACGCCTTGCTTGCGGCCTTGCTGGCCCGTTTTTCCTTGGGCTGAGTTTCTTCCGGGTTCTTCTCATCGTCCTCTTCTTCCGGGTTCTTCTCATCGTCCTCTTCTT